GAATCGACACTATTGCAGAAAGCAATAAAAAATTCCTTACCCGAATCGCTGCCTTTTAGGCAGGGGTTTGAGTAAGGAACTTTTGGTGGGCCTCGGGGGTGCTTGTACGGACTTCTGCCTGAGCTTCGCCCTGGCCACCGGAAAGCGTTTCAAGAGCAACTGTGACCTTGTTCTGCTGCCCGGTGTAGTAGTAGTCTATCTCGATCCGGTCATCCCAGAGATACACGGCTTTGACGAAGGTGTCTATCAATCGCTTCTGGAACTCTGCGCTCCGGACGTCTCCGTCTCGGAGCTGTTCCATGGAGAAGATGAGGCGCTCCTTGTCGATGGTCTTGTCCCGCGTCACCGCCTTGGCCAGCGTGATCGATCGCTCCAAGGTGGCGGCTTCTTCCTCCAGCTCCAGCAGCCGGTCCTTCGTGGTGGCGGTGAAGATGCCCTGCTCGATGGCGGTCATGATGTTCTTGATGGCCTTCCTGGTCTCGGCCAGCTCGTCCTCCATGGCCACGATCTCGGCCTCTTTCCCGGCGTCGAATAAGACCTCCATGGCGCTGTTCGCTATCCACTCGATCACATCGTCCTGGAGGATGTACTTCTGCGTCAGCATGGCCACCGTGGTCTCGATCCATTCCTTCCGGACGTTCTCCTTCTTGCAGGCCTTATCCAATCGTCGCTTGTTGCATTGGTAGTAGAAATACTGCGGACCGCTGTCTCGCGTCTTCCCGGATATGCCGACCATCTGCGTCTTGCAGTACCCGCAGAACAGCTTCCCGGCCAGCAGGTATTCGGTATAGCTGTGCTGCCGGCCTCGCGCCCTTGGCTTATTGTCAAGGTGCTGCTGCATGGCGTAAAACACCTCCTTTTCCAGTATCGGCGGGATGCCGTCCTCCTTCACGAAACCGGAGTGACGGTAGACGCCGATATAATTGTCATTCGACAGAATGCGGTGAAATGAGTTCTTGTTCCAGCGGTGTCCCTGCTTTGTGGTGAGACCTCTGGTGTTGAGCTCGTTCGCGATGGAGATCAGCGTTTCTCCGGCGAATACCTTATCGTAGATTTCCCGGACGAGCTCGGCTTCCTTCGGCTCGATGGCGTACCTCCCATCCTGGCCTTTGACATAGCCGAGCGGGATCGCACCGTTCACCTTGCAGGCCTCGGCGTTGTCCCTCATGCCGCGCCTGATGTCCTCGGCCATGTTCTCGGAGTAGAACTGATTGACGTTCATCATCGTCCGGAGGGCGAAACGGCCGGCTGCGGTGTTCCCGAACTCCTCCTTGGCATAAAGCGTCCGGATGCCGAACAGGTCCAGCTTCGCTTCGTACTGGAGAGCTTGCAGCATGTTCCTGGCGATACGGTTGCTCTTGTAGGCAATGACGATGCCGAACTCCTTCTTCTCCGCGTCCCGCATCATCTTCTGGAACTGAGGCCGCTTGTCCGTTCTGCCGGAGAGGGCCTTGTCCGCGTACACCCGGAGCACCTTCAAACCGGTCTGCGCGGCGAAGGCCGTGCATTCCTCGACCTGCTGCTCGATGCTCTCCTCCTTCTGGCTGTGGCTGGAGTACCGGGCATATATGACGGCCATCTGATCCACGCTCTGAGCTGGCTCGTCCTTTTTCTTCCGTGGCACTCTGCCACCCCCTTCCGGTCAGAATGATATCAAGATATCTTTACGGCTGTTCCCGTGGCGTACAGATAGTCCTTGCTGACATCGATCTTCACGCCGACAATGGCGTCAGCGCCCAGCTGCTCCGCCTGGCGCTGGATCTCCGCGGTAGCCGCAGAAGCACCGGCATCCCAGCCGCGCTGGACCGCTTTTGCTCCGCCCGGGAATGCGACCATGACGCAGCCGCTGACGAGGCCAAGGTACTCCGTGATTTGCTTCCCGTCGATGCCGGGCGTCGTTGTGATAATCATGCGCTACCTCCGAGTTGTGCCGTCCGTTCCGGGCGGCTACTATATTTAGTGGGGCGAAATCCGACGAGCGTTATAATCTGACGAAAAAGGTCAAGGAGCATCGGAGAATTGTATAATTCTCTCACTGTCCGTTATGGCAGAATTCAGAAACGAGGTGTGGAAGATGATTAGTTCAAAGGAGTTTCTCATCATTCGTCGCATCCTACGGAAGCTGACCAAGGAGGAAATATGGGAGCTGTTCAAGTATCTTCTCGTGCTTCAAGATAACGGAGAAAGCCGAGAGCTTCCTGCTTCTTCTGAGGAGACAGATTCGTGACGATCGCGAGGATCTCCGCGTCCAGAACGTCAAGGCCGTCCTCGTTCACGAGGGCGGTTTTGTCAGACAGGCTCAGCGGCATGTCATCGCAGCTCGAAAGAAGATCGTCCAGGGACATACCCATTCCCCTCGAAAGCTTGTCGAGCACCGGCAGCGTGGGGATCATTTTCTTTCCGGTCTGCGGGTTGATCTCCTTCTCGATCAGGGAAATATACCCGGCAGACAGGTCGCACTGATCCGCAAGCCGCCGCTGGGAAATGCCATGCTCTTTTCTATAGTTAATGATAAACTCTGAGAGCGTCATCATCTTCGCCTCCCGATATTGACAAATGTATTTTACATGGAGAGATTGAAAAAGTCAATGTGAAACGCCAATTTTTTAGACAATCTTGACCAAAATACTTGACAGCCGATTTGCGAGGGTGTACTATCGGAGTGTCAAATGCTTTAGACAGTCTCGAAAGGAGGTGAACGGAATGGGATGGAGAGTCAAAGAGCGTAGAGAGGAACTGCGACTTTCGCAGGAGGAACTGGCCGCGAAGAGCGGTGTCAGCCGGCAGACTATCTCAATGATCGAGACGGACGCGGGAAAGAATGTATCGTCCCGCACCCTCGTGAAGCTTGCAGCTGCCCTCGACACCACTGTCTCGGCTCTTTTTTTTGAGGGAAGTGTCTAAAATTTTAGGCACTTGAAAGGAGGTTGGATATGAGCACTTCGGCTTGCGTGCATGAAATCCAGATCGACACTTCCCAGATCCCGAAGTTCCGGAAGGAGGAGCTCGGCAAGGCGGCGCTTCTGCTCGTCGAGCAGGTCTTCTCCCTTCCGGGAGCCGAGGAAAAGTACCAGGCGTGGCTGGCCAAGCGGAGAGGAGGTGAAAAGAAGTGAAGTATCGTGTGTGCCCTGACTGCGGTGTGCACCTCGATTACGGCGAAATCTGTGATTGCAAAAAAGGAGACGCCCCCGCTGCAACGGAGGCATCCCCAAGGTGCGATGGATCTGTAACTCCTATCTTATCATCGACCTGGCCCGATGTCAACGACTGTATGCAGCTGCGCGACATCTGCCAGAGCACCGGAGCCCAGGGCAAAGAGATCGCCCTTGTGGTGCGGGAAAGCTTCCCGAAGTTCAACCGTCAGCTCCTGGCCCAGTGTCAGGCCCCGGACAAGTACGGCATCGTCATTCACCCGGACGGCCTGCGGCTGATCTGCGACACCTACGGTATTACGCCGCCCGAGCTTCCCGATGAGGAACCTTTCAGAGCCTTGCAGGAACCTTCCAACGGAATTGTAAGGTCCGGCCGGAAGAAGGACAACCGGAGGCTCGGCAGGAAGCTCACCTTCCGCATGACGCCGAAGGACTACGCCAAGCTGGTCGTGAGGGTGGACAAGGACGGCTTCGATTCCGTGCAGGCCTGGCTCTATGAGAAGGTCATGAAGCTGCTGGAGGATGAGCCCGATGTATGACATCCCAGATCACCCCGTGATCCGTAACCTTGAGCGCACCGGCTACCCGGACGGCAAAGAGCCGGAGTACCCGCGCTGTCCGATCTGCGGCGCCGAGTGCGAGACCATCTACCGTGATAAGGATGGGGACATCTTCGGCTGTGACGAGTGCGTCGATACCAAGGACGCATGGGACGTCGAAGAGTGCTTCCCGGAAAGGAGTTCCGATGACTGAAAAGGTAATCGTCATCACCACCGACAACACGATCTCCATCAAGGAGCTGGAGATCATCGACGGCTCGATGCTGGACGGTCTGCAGAAGATCGTCGGCGGATACATCGAGACCGTCCGGCCAATGAATCTGGAGGACCCGCTGATGTTCGTCTGCAACGAGGAAGGCCTGATCCTTGGCCTGCCCCTCAACGTGACCGGCAGCATCCTCTACGGCACCCCTCAGCACGGCAACCCCATCGTCGGGAACATCGCCATTGTCCAGCAGGGCTGGCGCGACGATGAGCCGGATATCGTGGGCATCCCCGACAACATCATTCAACAGGTCTATGACCAGTTCATCAAGAAGTACCCGAATTTGAAAGGAGCAGAACATGATTAACGTACCCAACGAAATGACCTTCGGAGATAAGAAATTCGCCATGATCCTCTACGGCTCCCCCGGCGTTGGCAAGACCACGCTGGCCCTCTCCGCGCCGGATCCCGTTCTGATTGACTTCGACCGCGGCATCTCCCGCATCAAGGCGGAGCACCGCCGCCTGGCCAAAGCGGTCATCACCATGAACACCTACGAAGAGGTGCTGGAAGACCTCAAATCCCCGGTCATTGCCGACTGCCAGACCATCGTGATCGATACGGGCGGCAGCTTCGTGACCTTCCTCCAGGACTGGGCGATGCGCTCCAATCCCTCCGTGAACAAGCAGAAGAACGGCGCGATCTCCCTCAAAGGCTTCGGCGCCGTCAAGAGCGAGTTCATCCGCTTCACCGGCATGGTCCGGGATGTGATGAACAAGAACCTGATTTACATCTTCCACACGGAGGAGAAGACGGACAAGGACGGCAACACCCAGCAGCGCCTCATGTGCGAAGGCGCGGCCAAGAACATCGTCTGGACCCCCTGCGACTTCGGCGGCTACATCCAGATGATCGGCCAGGAGCGCAAGGTCTTCTTCTCTCCGGAGCAGGAGTTCTTCGCCAAGGGCTGCCACGGCATCAGCGGCAGCTACACCATCCCCGTCCTCAATCCGAACGTCCCCGATGATCTTCTGACCCGCCTCTTCGACAAGGCCAAGGCGAACATCGCCGCGGAGAACGCCGAATACCTCCCGCTCAAGGAGAAGTACGACGCGGCCATTGCCAAGGGCACGGAGATCGTCGCCGGCATCACCGACGTGGACACTGCCAACGCCGCCATGCCGCAGATCAACGCCATCGAACACGCTCTGACCTCCAAGAAAGAGGTCGGCGTCATGTTCAACTCCAAGATCAAGGAGCTCGGCCTGTTCTGGGATTCCGTGCTGAAGAAGTACACCCCCGCGCCGGAGGAAAAGAAGGAGGGCTGACCGTGCTGCTCATCACGCAAAGTCTGCTTTCCTCGTGGGGCTACATGTTCAACTGCTGGGAGGACGGACAGGAGCAGGCCAAGGAGGACTTCATGCGCTCCCTCAACCGTGAGCCCATCCCCGCAAATGAGGCCATGCAGGCCGGCATTGACTTTGAGCGGGCTGCGTATGCCGAAGCTGCCGGAAAGCCTCACCCCGATTATCCCAAGTGGGAATCAGGCATCCGGCAGGTCGCCGACATCATCCGCGGCGGTCAGGTGCAGGTCAGCGTCAAGAGGCCGATCATCGTTGACGGCACGCGCTTCCTGATCCACGGCGTACTGGACGTGCTGAAAGCCGGCATCATCTTCGATGTGAAGTACAAGGTCAAGAGCTTCGGCAGTCTGGATCTCGCAGGCAGCTACCTTGAAAGCCCCCAGCACCCGGCCTACTTCTACCTCGTCCCGGAGGCCAGAGAGTTCAGATACCTCGTCAGCGACGGCACCGACCTTTATGTGGAGACGTACACCCGGCAGATCACCCCGTTCATCGGAGACATCATTGCCGAGTTCAAGACCTCCATCACGGCCATGGGACTGTTTGACCTCTACAAAGCGAAGTGGGAGACCTCATGAGAGGCCGGCTGAAAGACCTGACCTTCGGTGCCCACGGTGAGCAGCACATCACGATCACAGTCACCCAGGACTTCCGGGAGAGCTTCGACGCCCTCAAAGAGAACGACGTAAACCTCTCTATCAAGAAGTGGCGGGAGCCCCGGAGTAAGGATGCAAACGCCTACTTCCACGTCCTCGTCAACAAGATCGCTGAGGCCATGAGCCTCAGCGATGATGAGGTCAAGCGGATGATGGTGGTGCAGTACGGCGCTCTGGCCAAGGACGAGAACGGCAACACCCTGGGGGCGATGCTCCCGGAAGCTGCCGACATCGATGACTTCTATCCCTACACCCGCTGGTTCAAGAGCATGGAGCTGGAGGGCAAGACCTATAACTGCTACCTGTTCTATAAGCGGACGCACACCCTGGACACGAAGGAAATGTCCCGCCTGATTGACGGGACGATCACCGAGGCCCGGCGCCTCGGCATAGACACCGACACGCCGGAGCAAATCGAGAGGTACAAGGAGGCATGGAGCCCGTGAAAGTCATCTGCCCCTACTGCCACCAGCCTGCGGAGCTGGTAGACAGCAAAGAGATCTACGGCAGGAGCTACGGCCACAAGATGTGGATCTGCCGGAAAGACCTCGCGTGGGTGGGCTGTCACAAGGGCGGTATAAAGCCGCTCGGCAGGCTGGCCAACGCGGAGCTCCGGCACTGGAAGAACCTCGCCCACGAAGCGTTTGATCCGCTCTGGAAGTACGGGCGCTTCAAGGGAGACCGGGACGCAGCCTATCGCTGGCTCTCCCAGCAGATGGGCATCCCATACAAGAAGACACACATCGGTATGTTCGATGTGGCCGAGTGCAAGGCCGTCATCGACATCTGCAGCAGAAAGGAGCTTGCAAAGTGAACGAGAACGAGAACAAGGAGATCATCGTCGCCATAACCGGCACTGTCACCGTCACCACCGAGGAATACGAACACCTCATCGTTGCCAGGACGCTTCTGGAAAGCATCCTGGGCTATCACAAGGCCGAAGACAACTACCGCCTGTCCGAGTATGTCCGGGTCGTCCGTGATATCTACGAGCTGGTTATAACCGCCAACAAGCCCGAAACGGACGGTGACGAGGATGCTTAACCACATCGTCCTCATGGGACGTCTGACCCGCGATCCGGAGCTCAGGTACACCCAGAGCCAGACGCCGGTTGCCAGCTTCACGCTGGCCGTCGACCGGGACTTCTCCGGCAAGGACGGCGGAGAGAAGCAGACAGACTTCATCGACTGCGTGGCCTGGCGCTCCACGGCGGAGTTCGCCAATAAGTATTTCAGCAAGGGCCGCATGGCCGTGGTGTCCGGGCGGCTGCAGCTGCGGGACTGGACGGACCGTGACGGCAACAAGCGCCGGAGCGCGGAGGTCGTGGTCGATAACATGTACTTCGGAGACAGTAAGAAGGACGGCCAGAACGCCGCGCCGCCCCCGGAAAGTGCGGATCCCTACGGCTCCACCGGAGCGGGATTCTCTGAGCTGGAGGATGTAGACGGCGAACTCCCGTTCTGAACGATTGGAGAGTGAGTGAATGGCACAGCGCAGAATGTTCTCGCTCAAGATCGTCAACACGGACGCATTCATTGAGATGCCGCTTTCTGCGCAGGCTCTTTACTTCCACCTCGGCATGAATGCCGATGATGACGGATTTGTCAGCAACGCCCGGCGAGTCCAGAGGCTCGTCGGGGCTGCTGACGATGATATGAAGATCCTGCTGATGAAGCGGTTTATCCTCGCCTTTGACAGCGGCGTGATCGTGATCAAGCACTGGCGCATCAACAACTACATCAAAGGCGACAGGTACACGCCTACGCTCTACCAGGAGGAAAAGGGACAGCTGTATGTCAAGAAGAACGGCGTCTATACAGACCACCCGCTCCTGCCCCCTCCTCCGGTCGAAGCGGACAAGCTCCCGCCGTCTTCTCCGTCCGATTCCGAAATGGCTCCAGAATGTATCCAAAATGGAACCAAACCGGAACCACAGGTAAGGTTAGGAGAGGATAGGTCAGGTGAGGTTAGTCAAGGTAAGGAAAGTATAGGTAAGAATAGTTATTTCTCTGGTGATGGTGGTACGCGCGTGCGCGAGGACGCAGAAAACGATGTTGACGAATATCTCTGGGACCGCCAGCTCGATCCCACGGCCTTCTTCGGAGTGGACGAGGACGATATCAGCGAGGCGGCAGCTCTGACCTCTGCGATCTTCTCCAGATTCACGAAGCGGGAGCCGACCAAGGCAGACACCACCAAGGTCTTCTTTGCCACCTATCAGCAGGTGCAGACCGAAACCGGAGAATACAGCGTGGTCTTCCCCAAGGAGAGGAAACGGCTGCTGATGTACGCCTTTGAACAGGCCATGAACGCCGGGAAGCCCGGCGACTGGAAGTACATAGACGGAGTGCTGCTGAGGCTGCACCAGCGCGGGATCACTTCCTTGGACAACGCGGAGGACTACGACTACGACAGGAAAGGATACTGACATGAGGAAATGTCTGACATTCTCGGTGATCCTCCTGACGGTGCTTCTGATCGGCTGCGCGGAGATCCCCGTTCATTCGGATGAGCCGCAGACGGAACAGCTCCGCCAAGAGATCACGCTTCCCCCGGTGGAGACGCCAGCACCAGCACCCCCTCCGGCCGCTACGCCGGAGCCTACCGCAGAGCCAACACCGGAGCCCGCCCCGGAACCGACGCTGGAGCCCTGCCCGCTGACAGAAGATGAATACAGACTGCTGGCCGAACTCATGACCTGCGAGGCGCAGGTTGTCGTGTGGGGCGGCGTGAAGTGGGGCGTATCTCCGTATTGCCGGATCGCTGCCGTGGCCTGGACAGCCTTCAATAGGCTGGACGCGGGATATGGCGACACCCTGGAGGAAGTCATCAAAGCACCGTATCAGTACGCGTGGAGACCAGGCATCGAAGCTCCCGACTGGATGATGGATCTGGCACGGGACGTCGGAGAGGCCTGGTGGCAGGAGAAGCTGACCGGCAGCAGCCGGCGCGTGATCCCGGCAGATTATCTCTGGTTCAGCGGCGACGGCCGGGAAAATCATTTTAGGAACCAGTACAAAGGCGGCACCGAATGGAACTGGTCGCTGCCCGACCCTTATGAGGAGTGGAGCACATGAGTATCAAGACAAAGCGTCACATCTGCGCAGCGGTCTCCATCCTGGCTTTCGTTCTGATGCTGGGGATCGCCGGAGGCATTGAGTGCGGAACGATGCCCCTCAAAAAGGGCGCGATCATGATGTTTTCCAGCCTGGCGGTGTGGATCGCAGCCGCCTACAAGGGCGGCTATCTGAAATAGCATGGCCAGGAAGCCGCGCTTCATCGACCAGAGCAAGAAGGAGCTGGTCAAGATCTTCGATGAGGCGTGTTCCAGACACAACCGCTGGACGGTCTGGTCTGACTTCATGGCGCTGATCGCCATCAGCATTTCAAACACCGTTGACAGCGTACACGCGGAGGAGCGGGAGAAAACCTACCTGCAGATTGCCAAAAAATACAACCGGCACGAAATAGAGTGCTGCTCCCGGATGTTCGCTGAGATCGTCCTCGGCATGGAGGCAAACCCGGATCAGGATTTCCTCGGAGACCTCTTCATGACGCTGGAGCTCAGCAACAGCCACGCGGGACAGTTCTTCACCCCGTACTGCGTGTGCCAGGCAATGGCGAAAATGACAGAGCCGGATATCCCCGGGCGCATAGAGCGTGAACACTGGATATCCGTCAGCGATCCGGCATGCGGAGCCGGTGCGCTGCTGGTGGCATTCGCCAACGAGTGCATGGCGCAGAAGGTCAACTATCAGACCTCGGTGCTGTTCGTGGCCCAGGACATAGACTTCGTGGTCGGCTGCATGTGCTACATCCAGCTCAGCCTCCTCGGCTGCGCCGGGTATGTGGTGATCGACAACTCCATCACGCACCCGTCAACAAGCTATGATCCCCGCGGCCTGATCCCCCGCGACAATGGGCAGATATGGTACACGCCCTTCTACTTCCGGGAGGAATGGCACTTCCGGCGCCAGTTCTTCCTGATCTCAAACATCATGCCTGCGCAGCAGTCAGAACAGCCGGCCACCGAGCCGGACCCACCTGCCCCGGAGCTGGTAGAGCGGAAAAGCGGTCAGCTCTCCTTCTTCTGAGGCGCAACAACGAAAGGAGCACACAATGAGCAATCAGATTGAGTACATCTTCACCACGATGATCAAGCCCCATCCGGACAATCCGAGGAAAGACCTGGGCGACCTTACGGAGCTGGCCGACAGTATCAAGGCCAACGGCATCCTCCAGAATCTGACCGTCGTTCCTCACCCAATCCCGAACACCACCCCGCAGCAGTTCACCTACACCGTGGTCATCGGTCACCGCCGTCTGGCAGCTGCGAAGCTGGCCGGACTGGATAAGGTCCCCTGCGTCGTGACAGAAATGACGCCGCAGGAGCAGCTGAGGACCATGCTCATGGAGAACATGCAGCGGTCCGACCTCACCACCTACGAGCAGGCCCAAGGATTCCAGCTCATGCTGGACATGGGCGAGACGATGGAGAGCTTGGCCAAAGATTCCGGCTTCTCCGTATCCACCATCCGGCGCCGGGTGAAGCTCCTGGAGCTGGATCAGGACAAGTTCCGCAAGGCCGAGGCCAGAGGTGCGACGCTCATGGATTACCTGGAGCTGGATAAGATCGAGGATCCGGCGCGGAAGAACGCCGTCCTTGATGCCATCGGCACACCGAATTTCCGGAACCGGCTGCAGAGCGCCATCGATGAGGAAAAGACCTTGAAGAAGCTGGACGCATGGGAAGCGGAAATCTGCAAATTCGCCGTCAAGATCAAGGCCCGCGGAGAAGTGGACGGCGAGAAGGTCCCCATGGACTATATGACCAACTTCAACCGCTGGAGCGGCGACAAGACGGTGGAGCGCCCGACCGACGTGAACTCCCGCAAATACTGGTACGTCCGCTCCGACACGGATATCACCGTGTACGCGGAGGTCCGTCAGCGGGAGGCCACGCCGGAAGACCGGGAGCAGGCAGAACGCCGTGCAGCTGCGGAGCGGGTCGAGGCGGAACTGAAGGAGATCACCGAGCGGCATTTCAATCTCCGCAACGATTTTCTCACCGGCCTGAGCCAGAGCGCCGTCAAAAAGCACTTCGCAGAGATCGCCGAATTCGCCATGTGGTGGATCGTGGGCGACGGCGGATATCGCCGGGACGAGCCGGAGACGGAGGTCATGAAGCTGGGCTTCGACATCGATCTGGACGATGACGACATGGACTACGACGAGCTCCGGAAGCAGCTCTCGCCGATGATGCTGGAATCTCCGGAGCGCGGCCTGCTCTGCCTGGTCTACTCCATGGTGGATGACTGCTATGAGGGATACTGGACAAGAGAGTGGAACAGGGACACGCATGTGTATGAGTGCATCTACAAGGCCAACGATGACCTCGACCGTCTGTACACGCTGCTGGCCAAGCTGGGCTATGAGGTATCGGACGAGGAAGCTGAAATGATGAACGGCACACACGCCCTTCTCCAGCCCTCGGAGGATGAGTGATGTCCCACTATGGCAGCGTAGCTGAAATCATCAGAGAGGGCGACACATACGGTTGTAACTGCATAGACGGGCGGTGTTCCAACTGCGGTGAGTGCTGTACCGATATGCTCCCGCTGACTGTGGGAGAGCTCCAGCGGCTGAAAACCTTCGCCGCGAAGCACAAGCTGAAAGAGCACCGGCAGGCTCCGTTCTGGGACTGGAAAGCCACCGATCTGACCTGCCCCTTCCGGAATCAGCAGACGAAGAAGTGCGACGCTTATGATGCGAGACCGTACATCTGCCGGACGTTCATCTGCTCCAAGACGAAAGAGGACGCCCATCGGGATCGCGACCTCATCCATGAGAGCCGGCGCGTCTACTCCCTGCGCTGGGAGATCTTCGGCAACGATGAAGTAATCAAAACGCAGCTCGGCCAGTTCCTTGACCGGATGCGGAAGAAGTAACAGGAAACGGAGGCGGAACTATGGGCGAACAGTTGAGTTCCAGGGATATTGTGCAGCTTGCGGCAGAGGCCGGGGCGAAGGCGGCGATGGAGACGCTGGAGAAAGAGCGACAGCGCGACCGGAAGGACATGGCCGACCGTCGCCTCCGGAACACCAAGCTCCTGCTGCGGAACTACAGGATATTCCGGGCTCACGCCGAAAACGCAGTTTTTGAGATCGAAGACGTCATCACGCCGGAGGAGATCATCGCCGACCTGATGATGCCCGGCAGAGATACCACCGCGTTCGTGGAGAGCATCAAGCTCTCCGCGGCGCGGACCGCCACCATCGTCAAGCACATTGAGCTGATGATGGATCTCTTTCAGAGCTACTGCTTCACCCTCGGCAGCGAGGAGGATCAGCGCCGCTGGCGGGTGGTGAACGAACTCTACATCAAAGACCTGGCGCCGGGAGAGCGGCCTATCAGCATCCCGGAGTTGGCCAAGGAAGAAAGCGTCGTAGACCGGACGATCTACAAGGACATCGATATTGCGGCGGAGCGCATCGCGGCCTTCATGTTCGGCATCGATGGCGTGAAGCGCCGCTGAAAGGAGCAAGCATGAAAAGCATTGAGGAGCTGCGGGACACTCCGCATTTGGCAATCAAAGAATCCTCCTGGGATGGTGGCAAAGGCCTTATCGAGTTTGGAAAGCTGAGAGGCACTGTCATCTGGAGCCACGGCGCAGGCTGGGAACACGTCAGCGTCAATCCGTATAAGAAAAGCTATATGCCGACCTGGGAGGACATGTGCCGCCTGAAAGATATGTTCTGGCACGATGACGAGGAGGCCATTCAGATCCACCCGCCCAAAGACCAGTATGTCAACAATCTGGAGCACTGCCTCCACCTGTGGCGATCCACCGCAGAGAAGCAGCCGTTGCCTCCGTCCATCATGGTCGGCATTCGGAACGGCCAGAGCCGGAGCGATGCCCTGAAAGAAGCTGAGGAGCTGGGCCGGGTGGTAGATGCGCAGGGCAAGAAGCTGCGCCTGATCGACGAGTATCTGGCCGAGAACAATATCCATCCGGAGTGGCGGGAAATGATCTTGGAATACCGGCAGATGATCGCGGAGGGTAAGTGATGGAAGTAAAGACAAGGGAAATCCTCGACAACCTGACCACACGCCTCTATGGAAAATCGTTCGATGACATTTCCGAGGAGGAACGAGCCGACCTCCGGGAACGGCTGAACAAGCTTTTTGCAGAGGAGGACACATCGGATGAAGGAAGTCTGTAAGAACTGCGGCCACTGCAAGCCGACCTATAAGGGCGGCATCTGCGAAGTGAAGGACAAGAAGGTCAAGCTCTCCGGAGCATGCGAAAGGTGGTGGCCGAAGAAATGAGCTATCAGCAGACCGCAAAATCCCTGCGCTGGCTGGCGTTCAACTTCCCGGAGGTGCACCCCGCCAACGATGATGTTGACCGTATGAGCAATAACATTCACCTGAACTGCAGCGACGGCGCTGCTGCCATCGAGAAGCTGACGGCTGAACTGAGGCAGTGCCGGAACGAGCTGTGCCTTCGCTGTGAGCAGTACAAGATGGCGCACAAGGGCGCCTGCGACGGTTGCCGCTGGCACAAGATGCCGGAGGTGGGGATCGAATGACGCTGGCAGAATTGGTCGAGACCAACGGGCACATCAGCCTGATCACGGCGACGGTGCGCGGCACCAAGACGAACGAGTATGAGCGGGTATGCGAGTACCGCATCGGCTCCCGGGCGGAGTATTACCCCGGAGATTATCGCTCCGGACGGGACAACGAGCCGGATCAGACCGTGCACCTCATTCAGAAGCCAATCCACGTCCGGGACGATGGCGCGGCCAGCTTCGAGTTCGGCCAGATCATGAAGCACCTCCCGATCAAGATCAGGAATCTCCAGGTCACACGCTGGACCTGCGGCTATGAGTACCCGATGCCGTGGAGCTGCGGCGAAAGGCCGTATCACCTGCGCTGCGACCTTCTTTCCGAAGAATGGGCGAAGAAAACGAGAGGAGAAAAAGCCAATGGCTGAAATCAAAGACGAAAAGACCGTGCTCCGCGCCGCCATCCAGACATACGGCCAGGGAGCTCAGACCAAGATGGTGCTGGAGGAAATGGCTGAGCTGCAGAAGGAAATCTGCAAGAACTGGCGGGGCCAGAACAACGAGGACAGCATCGCGGAGGAAATCGCCGACGTGGAAATCATGCTGGATCAGCTCAAGATAATCTTCGGCTGCGCCGGTAAGGTCCACGCCTACCGCATCAAGAAGATCAAGCGCCTGAAAGAACGCTTGCAGGCAAAGGAGGCTGACGGATGCTGACCATTTCGTTGTTGGACAAAGAAATCGGCTCCCTCATATCGAAACATCATGTGTACGGAGCAGAGGCCGTGATTAACGCCCTTGCCAGAGCGTCCGCCAATGAAAGATACCTCGGAAAAGCTGACATCATACGAATGGTTGAGGCGGCATTCCGAAGAATCGAAGAGGAGGAGAAAAAAGATGCGCAACACGCTCATTGATCTGAACAACCACCTCTTTGAACAGCTTGAACGACTAAACGATGAAGAGCTTACAGATGAGCAGCTCGACCATGAGCTGAAGCGCGCCGAAGGCATGACAAGGATTGCGGCGCAGATCATCCAGAATGGAGAGCTTGCCTACAAGACGATGGTTCACATGGACGAATACGGCTACAACATCGAGAAGAGGGCCGTGCCGGCAATGCTGGACAGCGGAGGTAAATAAGTGGTTTACAGATACCCCCAGGAAGTCCACGATCTGGTAAAAGAATGGGCCCCAAAGCTGAGGGACAAAGAGCTTGCCTCCTTGGTGAATGATCGATGCGGCACGAGCTTCACAGCCTCCAGTATGAAGTCCTTCCGCGGGAACCACGGGTACCGGAACGGTAAGAAGCAGTGGACCGGCGCCGAGTACTGGAAGTACCAGACGAAGTACCCGCAGGGCATGTACGAGTACATCCGCGACAACTCCTGGGGCGTCAGCTCCGCGGACATGGCCAGGAAGGTCAAGGAGCTCTTCGGCTACGAAATGACGCCGACCTGCATGAAGCAGTTCCGGCAGCGGCACGGGATCCGATCTGGGGTGACCGGCTGGTATCAGAAGGGGCACCCTCCGGGAACCAAGGGCAAGACGATCGAGGAGATCTGCAAGCACGACCCGGAGAAGCTGGCCAGGGTCCGCTCCACCCAGTTTAAGAAGGGCGCGCGCCCGGTCAATGAGCTGCAGGTCGGGGACATCACGATCGTGAACGGCTACAAGCTCCGGAAGAAGTCCATGACCGGGACACAGTGGGAGCGCTGGGAGTTCCTGCACCGTGCGGTCTGGGAGGAGCACAACGGCCCGATCCCGGAAGGCATGGCCGTCACCTTCAAGGACTCCGACCCGATGAACTGCGACATCACGAACCTGATCCTCGTCACGAGGGCCCAGAACGCGGTCATGACCCGCAAGGGCTACCGGTCCGGGGATCCGGACATCACAGAAGCCGGCGCAGCCCTGGCAGCGCTGGAGATCGCGCTTAACAAGAAGAAAGCTGAAAGGAGACGAAGAAGGCGATGACAACGAAGTGCAATAACTGTCTTGACGATTTCGACGTCTCTCCGGAGGACGTCTGCACCGTGGAGATCGCGGGGCTGGAGATTCAGTATATCTCCTGCCCCTCCTGCGGCGCCAAGTATATCGGCTATGCCGCAGACGAGGAGATGAAGGAGCTGGTGAAGCAGAGCATTTCCTATCAGGAGAAGATCCGGCTGGCCCGTCAGCATCACTTCCGGGAGAAGACCATCCGGGTGCATCAGGCTGGGCTTGCCGAGGTCAGAGCGAGGCAGAAGAAGCTGGAACCGAAGCTGAAAGCTTTGGCCGAGAAGCTGCTGAAAGACGGCGAGGACGATAAGCAGTTCAGCGGCCTGCTGGAGGATGATTGAGCTATGCAAGCTGTGTTATTTGCCGTGCGCCCTGAGTGGTGCCGGAAGATCGCAACGAGAGAAAAGACCATCGAAGTGCGGAAAACCGCGCCGAAGCTGCCCGCGCCGTATAAGGGCTTCCTTTACTGCACGCAGCCGCACCCGAAGCGCAGGAAAGATGTTTTCTATCCGTTCTTTGAGACGGTAAAGAAAATGACGATCCCACCGGAGGGGTTAATGGTCACGGCATATCCGGGAAACGGCAAAGTGTGGGCGGAATTCATATGTGACGCAGACCTGCCGCTGCTGTTTTCATGCAGCGATCCGGAGGCGCTGGTGACGCATTATGAGGTGCCGGGCACTTGCCTTTCCGACGTGGAGATCATGGAATACCTCGGCAACGGGAAGCAAGGCCACGGCCTGCATATATCCAGTCTGACCATCTACGACAAGCCGCGCGAACTGTCAGAGTTCCGGCGCCGGTGTCCGAATGACCTGTACTGCGAGAGCTGCGCCATGTTCAGCATGAACGCCGAAACCTGCGGCAACTCGGCCTTGGTGCTCAAGCGGCCCCCCCAGAGCTGGTGCTATGTGGAGTGCATGGAATGAATGCAATCTTCAAGTATCCGGGGAGCAAGTGGAACATTGCCAGATGGATCATCAGCCACTTCCCGACCCATCACAGCTATCTGGAGCCATTCTTCGGCAGCGGGGCCGTGCTGTTCACCAAGGAGCGCAGCAACATCGAAACCGTGAACGACCTCAATGGCGACATCATCAATCTGTTTGAGTGGATCAAGAACGACCCGGAACGCCTGGCGCATGAAATCTACTGGACCCCTTATGCGAGAGAGGTGTATGAGCGGGCATGGCAGGATTCACAGTCTTCCACTGACAGTTTTGAGAGAGCCGTCAGCTTATACACCCGGATGATGATGGGGCACGGATTCCGCGTCACCGGGGAGAAGGTCGGGTGGAAAAACGACGTCAGGGGCAGAGAAAAAGCCTACGCAGCGACGCAATGGTGCCAGGCACCGAACAACATCATGGCCGCTGCCGAAAGATTGCGCGGTGTACAGATCGAAAGCCGTCCAGCTATTGAGCTCATCCGGAGATTCAATGCCGATAACGTCCTGATCTACGCAGACCCGCCCTACGTCCTCTCCACCCGTCACGGGAAGCAGTACGCCGTTGAAATGACGGACGACGACCACGCCGAGCTGCTGGAGGTGCTGCTGCGCCACGCCGGGCCAGTGCTGATCAGCGGGTATGATAACCCGTTATATGCCGATATGCTGAGGGGATGGCACCGGGAGACCATTACGACCACGGATCAGCTGGCCCGTAGGCGTGAGGAGGTGCTGTGGATGAACTTTGAGCCTATGATTCAGAAGACCCTTTTTGAAACGGAGGAAACGAACGCATGAGCATAGAGCGGTATTACAGCAATTACACGGCCGTCTGCGACTGCTGCGGAAAACGCCTCCCTGCCGACAGCTGGGAGAATGCCCGCAGGGCAAAGCAAGATGCCGGATGGGAAAGCCGGAAGGTAGACGGCGAGTGGCAGGACATCTGCGATGACTGCCTCTTTGAGGAGAAAGGATATTCCAATGACAGACAGGCAAGATGAGCTGCTCCGGGATGTGCTGGGCTTCATCGGGAGATTCAGCACGGATGGGCACGGCTACCGTCAGGAAGTGATCGAGTGTTTCACCCGGGGCTGCTGCTATTGGTTTGCGGCAATTCTGAATATGCGCTTCACCCATGAGAAGCCGCTGGTGATGATCGACTATGTTGCCAATCACTTCGGCTGCGAGATCGGCGGCAGGGTCTATGACATCACCGGCGACGTGACAGACCAATACGACTGGGAGCCCTGGAACAAGTGCAACGACCCGCACCTGATCAAACGCATCTACGAGGACTGCATCAACTTCTGAGGAGGCAGGACATGAAAAACACGATCTTCGGCGTCGCTGCCATCGTGGGCGTGTATCTGGCAGCGGCGGCGATTCCAGCCGCCATGTACGCCATCGGCGCCGCCATGACGCACCGGAGGCCGAAGAAGAAACGGCGAAAGGAGGAAACGAGCCGTGAATTATAGCGAAGCAAGAGAAATGCTCCCGATTGTTCGGGAGGTCATAGAGAGGAACGATGAATTTGTGGAGCTCCGGACGCCCGGATGCCGGATCCTCTGCCTTTGGGGAGACGACGTTCGGAAATCCAAGGGCAGGCTGGTGTACGCGGATACCGAGAAGGTCAAGGACAAGTACAAGGTGCTTTTCCCATTCGACTACATCATCACCTTCTACGCCCCGCTTTGCAGGCCCCTCAATCAGACCGTGCTGAAGCACCTGATCTACCACGAACTTCTGCACATCGATTACGAGGAAGGCCGCGGCGGTGAGCAGGACTATACTGCGAACAGATACCGCATCCGGCCACATGACATCGAGGACTTCCGCTCCGTGACGGACAGGTGGGGAATTGACTGGATCGCGGAATGAGCGCCGGTGCTTCCTCTGCGGCCGGAACGGAGCAGCTGACCCGCTCGACCATCACCACATATTCGGCGGGGCGTACCGGAAGAAATCGGACAGGCTTGGCCTCGTCGTTCTCCTGTGTCATAACCGCTGCCACATCTTCGGCCCGGAGGCGGTCCACAACAACGCGGAGACCATGCAGCGGATCCATGAGTACGGACAGCGCAAGGCCATGAAAGAGCAGGGCTGGACGGTGGAGCAGTTCATCCGGGAGTTCGGGAGGAATTACATCGATGCTGACGATTAAGTTCACCGTGCCGCTTGCCCCGGTAACGAAAAAGAACAGCCAGAGGATCGCCGCCATCCGCACCAAGAACGGCGTCATCCAGAAGCTGCTTCCGAGCAAGGCCTTTGAGCAGTACCAGAAGGACGCGGGTTATTTCATCCCGCACCGGGGAAAGAAAATCTCCTATCCCTGCGAGGTCGTGTGCCTGTTCTATATGCCGACGCTGCGAGATGTGGATCTCACCAATCTGGAAGAGGCCATCGATGACGTTATGGTCTTCTACGGACTGCTTGCCGATGACAACAGCAAAATTGTGGTCTCACACGATGGAAGCCGGGTGCTCTATGACAAAGACCGGCCACGGACAGAGGTCACGATCAGGCCGATGCTCTGAGGGCAAAAATCGTTCATTGACAGTTCAATGAAGCCCGTGATAGAGTGTAAGGCGTAAAATCTTAATCTTCGCAGAGGCCCCGTGTCGAAAGGCGCGGGGCCTTAATCTTTTGGGGAAAGGAGGCACACGCTACCCGCTCCTCCAAACACATGACCGCCCCGCCAGCGGTACATCACGAATGGAGGAATCAAACATGCAAGGTATCGTTGTGCTTATCGTCTATGCAGCCCTGATGCTTGGGGCGACGGCGATACTCACAAAGCGCGCTCGGAGCGCAGAGAATTTCCATGTTGCAGATCGCAACCTCGGAACGGTGGTCGCGGCCATGAGCATAGCGGCGACATGGATTTGGGCTCCGGCACTGTTCACGTCGGCAGAAAAGGCCTATTCCAGCGGGATCCCCGGGCTATTCTGGTTCCTGGTCCCGAATGTGGCCTGCCTGCTGCTCTTTATCCCCTTCGCCAAGAAGATCCGGCAGAGGATGCCTCAGGGCGTCACGCTCTCCGGATTCATGGCGGACACCTACAAATCCGAAAAGGTCAGGGGCGTCTATCTCGGTCAGCTCTCCCTGCTGGCCGTCCTCTCCACCGGCGTGCAGCTGCTGGCCGGAGGAAAGATCCTCACCGCCATGACCGGCATCCCGTTCTGGGTAATGACCATCATCCTGGCCGTGATCGCCTACTCCTACTCGCAGTTCTCCGGCATCAAGGCATCGGTCATGACGGACGGGCTGCAGATGGTTCTTATGCTTGCCGCATGCCTCCTATTTGTCCCCTGGGCCCTGTCGATGAAGAACGGAACCTCCAACTTCATCGCGGGGCTCGGCGGCATATCCGGGGCATATACCAAACTCTTTGACAGCAACGGCATCAACGTCCTGCTCTCCTTCGGCATCCCTACGGCCATCGGTCTGATCGCCGGTCCCTTCGGTGACCAGTGCTTCTGGCAGCGGGCCTTCTCCGTGAAAGAGGGGAAGATCGGAAAGGCTTTCGGCCTCGGCGCTCTGATGTTCGCCGTGGTGCCGCTCTCCATGGGCATCCTCGGATATATCGCCGCAGGCTCCGGCTATGTGGCGACCAACGCCGGACAGGTCAACTTTGAACTGATCGGAAACCTGTTCCCGGCGTGGGTGATGCTGCCGTTCCTCTTCATGGTCGTGTCCGGCCTGCTCTCCACCGTGGACAGCAATCTCTGCGCGGTGGCGTCGCTGACCAGCGATTTCGGGTGCAGCATCAAGACGGCCAAGCTGAGCATGATCGTCCTGCTGGCGCTCGGCATCGGCATCGCCAACATCCCCGGCATGACCGTGACGCACCTGTTCCTGTTCTACTGCACCCTCCGCGCAACGACGCTCCTGCCGACCGCTCTCACGCTCAAAGGCGTGAAGCTGACGGGCAAGGGCGTCTTTATCGGCGTTCTGGCCTCTTTCTTCATCGGCCTGCCGATCTTCGCCTACGGCAACATCAACGGCCTCGCCACCTGGAAGACCATCGGAAGCCTGCTGACCGTGCTGATCTCCGGCGCGGTGGCGCTGGTGCTCTCCCGGAGGAAGGAGGCGTCGGCATGAGCCTCGGAAGGAAGCAGAACATCAAGAATGACGCATGGATCGCGGCCATGGCCGACATCGAAAGCGCCGTCACACGGGAAGAGATCGACGAGCTGGCCGCGCTGACCGTGGAGGACATCAAGGCCAAGACCACCGGGAAGAACGCCGCCTATGCCTGGAGCGGTGGTAAGGACAGTATTGTCCTCGGCAAACTCTGTGAGCTGGCCGGAGTGAAGGACTGCATGATCGGCGTATGTGATCTGGAGTACCCCGCCTTCATGGCGTGGATCCAGAAGCACAAGCCGAAGAAGTGCGAGGTCATCAACACCCATCAGGACCTGGACTGGCTGGCGCAGCACCCCGAAATGCTGTTCCCCCGGGACAGCCAGACCGCCGCGCGTTGGTTTTCCATCGTGCAGCACCGGGCGCAGCGGGAATACTTCAAGGCGCATGAGCTGGATATGATCATCCTCGGCCGGCGCCGTGCGGACGGCAATTATGTCGGTCGCAAAACCAACATCTACACGGACGGCAAAGGCGTGACGCGGTTCTCTCCTTTGGCCGATTGGTCGCACGAGCAGCTTCTGGCCTATATCCACTACCACAAGCTCCCCATGCCGCCTATTTACGGCTGGCCTAACGGCTACCTGTGCGGGACGCATCCTTGGCCTGCACGTCAATGGACGGGCGGAGAGGCCAACGGCTGGCGGGAGGTCTATAACATCGACAAGGAGATAGTTATAACCGCCGCTGAGCGTCTTCCCGGAGCTAAGGCGTACTTGGAGGAGGCCGGAAAATGAATGTCGTGAAAATGCCTCTGGCGGCGCTGCGCAAGCCGGAGCGAAACGTCCGTATGCACACGGAAAAGCAGCTTGTCGAGCTGGAGCGCAGCGTCAAGATGTTCGGGCAGATTCGCCCCATCGTGGTCGATGACGGCCTGGTGATCCTCGCCGGCAACGGCCTTTATGAAACGCTTCTCCGGCTGGGCTGGAAGGAAGCCGACGTCCTCAAGATGGAGGGCCTCACCGAGAATCAGAAGAAAAAGCTCATGCTGGCCGACAACAAGATCTACGGCCTCGGCGTGAACGATCTGGAGGCCTTCGACATTTTCCTGGAAGAGCTGAAGGACGATCTGGATATCCCCGGCTTCGATGAAGGCCTGCTCCGGAGCATGGTATCCCAGGCCGGAGAGGTCAGCGAGAAGCTGCAGGAGTACGGGACGCTCGATGACGATGAGATCGAGGAGATCAAAGCGGCCAGAGAGCGGAAAGACCTGCTTATGACCTCCGGGGCCTCTGATGAGGAGCCCGGAGAAGAAGAAACAGAAAGCGCCGCCGCGGACGAGGAGCGAGAGCCCGTCCGCAAGTTTGTGGTCTGCCCACACTGCGGCGAGAAGGTATGGCTGTAAGGCGGATCAAATCCGACCTGGACGTGGTATCCGCCGCCAAGCAGCGCATTCGCAATGCGTTCCGCAATGGTGTGCCAGTGTATATGTCCTTTAGCGGAGGCAAGGACAGCCTGGCTCTCGCACAGCTGACTTTGGGTCTGATTCAGCGCGGCGAAATTGACCCGTCCCTTTTGACCGTCCAATTCGTAGACGAGGAAGCGATCTTCCCCTGCATCGAGCAGACGGTCAAAGACTGGCGCCGGAAGTTCATGTATGCCGGTGCCAAATTTGAGTGGTACTGCGTGGAGGTCAAGCACTTCAACTGCTTCAACGAGCTGTCGGAGGAGGAGACCTTCATCTGCTGGGATAAGCGAAAGCGTGATGTGTGGGTGCGGCAACCGCCGCCCTTCGCCATCATGGAGCACCCGCTCCTGAAGCCGAGGAAGGACAACTACCAGAGCTTCATGCCGCGGGTGTGCATGGACGGCATCACCATGACGGGCGTCCGGGCGGCTGAATCCGTCCAGCGCCTCCAGTACATGGCCCGGATGAATCTGGGCGCTGGCGGTATCACCGGCAGGCGGCAGATGTACCCCATCTACGACTGGACCACGAATGACGTCTGGCTCTTCCTCCGGGATGAGCACGTCGAGATCCCGATCATTTATCTCTACCTCTGGCAATCCGGGGTGACCCGGAATCAGCTGCGCGTCTCGCAGTTCTTCTCCATCGACACGGCGAAATCGCTGGTGCAGATGAACGAGTATTACCCCGACCTCATGGAGCGCATCATCCGGCGTGAGCCGAACGCCTACCTCGCCGCCCTGTACTGGGACAGTGAGATGTTCGGACGCAGGTCCGCAGCGCGCCGGAAGGCCGAGGGCGACGAGATCCAGAAGGACTACAAGGCGCTGCTCACGGAGATGTTCTCCGATATGCCCCGGTACTTCAACACCCCGCACAAGATGAAGGTGGCCAGGGCGTACCGCAGCCTGTTCATCAAGATCGGGCTGTTCGCCACAGACCAGGACTACCGGAAGATGTACGAGGCCCTGATCAAAGGCGACCCGAAGATGCGCTCCTTCCGCGCTCTCTACCAGATCATCTACAGCCGCTATATCGATGAGGCGAAAGCGGATGCAGCCCGAAAGGGGGTGGAGATGGAATGAGCGACCCGAAGCTGACGGCCCCGCTCTCCACCTTGGAATGGGTGGACCGGGACAAGCTCAAGCCCAATGACTACAACCCCAACAAGGTCAGCAAGGAAAACCTGAAGCTGCTGACGCAATCCATTCTGACCAACGGCTGGACGCTCCCCATTGTGGTCCGGCCTGACTACACCATCATCGACGGCTTCCATCGCTGGACGGTAGCCGGAGAGGAACCGCTGCGCACCATGCTCGACGGCAAGGTGCCGGTGGTGAAGGTGGCCCATGAGGACCAGAGCGAGGACATCTACGGCACGGTGACACACAACCGCGCCCGTGGTACGCATCTGCTGGAGCCCATGAAGGCCATCGTCAAGCGCCTGCTGAACGAGGGCAAGACCGTGGAGGAGATCGGAAAGCAGCTCGGCATGAAGCCGGAGGAAGTCTTCCGACTGTCCGACTTCTCCCGCGAGGACTTCCTGGACATGATGATCCGCGGGAAGAACACCTACAGCAAGGCAGAAATCTACACCACAATCTGAGGAGGCGAAGGCATGCAGACAACAGAGAAGATCCCCGTGTATATCCGCATCATCAAGGGGAAGACCGTCTGCATCTGCCACGCCGGAGCCAAGGGCTGCGACAGACGCTGCCCCAGGGACAATGTGACCCGTGATCGCTTCGAGGAATGGGAGAAGACCATGAAGCGAGACAAATACGGCAAATGACACCCCTCTGCCTCGCCCTCTGTTGGACGTTCTCTCCGGAGAGGTAGGAACATGGATGCACAGAGAAAGCGAGACAGACGCCGAGAGAGAGGCCGACAGCGCCCCTCCCGCCGTCACCACGCCTCCGAAAAAGGTACTGTGACGCGCGGACAATCTTACGCGGGCTCGACGACCCCGAAAAATAATCAGTCAGTGAAAAGTTTTTTCGGGCAGGTTTACTTAAAACAGCCCATTTCATACAAGTGTACTTGCAATAAATGCCGGAAAAGATGATAGTTTCGGCCTGAAATTGACAGTGAAGGAGGCAAAGAGACCGATGGCAGCGAAAGAAAAGCCCCAGGAACCGGCTGGATACTGCACCACGGCCGTCCTTGCCAACCTTTTCGATATCACCGCCCAGTGGGTGGGAGAGCTCACGAAGAACGGAATCATTCGGAAGCATGAAACCGAGGTAGGCCCCCGGTACAACGTGGTGGAGGCGACGCGGTCTTATGTGAAATACCTCCGGGAGAAAGCTGCCGGCAGGGACAAAGACGAGGGCGTGAGCGAGAAAGAGGAAGAACGCCTTGGAGCGGAGATCCGCATCAAGAAGGCCAAGGCAGAGTATGCCGAGCTGGAGCTTGCGGAGCTGCAGGGACAGATGCACCGCTCTGAGGACGTCCAGAAGATGATGGAGCAGTTCGGCTTCACCATGCGAGGTCTGATCATCGCGCTCCCCGGCCGTCTGGCCGTGGACGTTGCCGCCGTGGAAACCGCGGCTGAGGCATCGGTCATCATTCGCCGGGAGTGCAACGCCGTTCTGGATGAGCTGGCCAACTTCAAGTATGACCCCGTTGCCTATCACAAGATGGTGATGGAGCGGCAGAAGTGGACAGGTGACGTGGATGAGGAAGTATAACAGTGATGAAGAAAAGCTCAATTCTGCGCTTGCCTCGGTTTTTGCCGGTCTTGTACCACCGGAAGATATTACTGTCTCGCAGTGGGCGGACAGAAAACGACGCCTCTCTCCGGAGAGCAGCGCCGAGCCAGGACCGTGGAGAACGTCGAGAACGCCATACCTGAAAGAGCCGATGGACGCATTTACCGACCCGAAGCTGAATCTGATCGTCATGGTCGCTTCCTCCCAGGTCGGAAAGAGCGAATTTGAGCTGAACGCCATCGGCTACATCATGGACCAGGACCCCAGCTCTATCCTCTACATCCACCCCACCATCGATGACGCCAAGAAGTTTTCTAAGCTGCGCGTCGCCCCGATGATCCGGGACTGCAAGGCGCTGAAAGGCAAGGTGGCAGACCCCAAGAGCCGGGAGAGCGGGAACACCATTCTCCAGAAAAGCTATCCGGGCGGGATGCTCACGATGTGTGGCTCCAACAGCGCCTCCGCCCTGGCCTCCATGCCGATCCGGTATGTCATCGGCGACGAGCTGGACCGCTGGGCCGTCAGCGCCGGCACCGAGGGAAATCCCTGGGAGCTGGCCAAGGCCAGACAGACCACCTTCTACAACAAGATGAGCATAGCCGTATCCACTCCCACCATCAAGGGACACAGCCAGATCGATGAGCTGTTCAGCTCGGGCACTCAGGAACGCTGGCACCATAAATGCCCCACCTGTGGGGAGTATCACAATATCGTTTTCAACGACATCCGCTTTGAGTACGACACGGCGGTCATCAAGAACAAGAAGACCTACACCGTGAAAAGCGTGCAGTGGAAATGCCCGGACTGCGAGACGCTGCACTCCGAGCGGGAAATGAAGCACCAGCCGGCTAAGTGGATTGCGGGAAACCCCGCGGCATATAAGAACGGCGTTCGGTCATTCTGGCTGAATGCCTTTGCCTCTCCCTGGGCTTCGTGGGCCTCTCTGATCCTTGCCTATCTGGAAGCACTGGGCAGCACCGAGAAGCTGCAGGTCGTGTACAACACCAAGTTCGGTGAGCTCTGGGAGGACCGCGGCGACCTGGAGGACGAGGAGACCGTCATGGGGCGCCGGGAGGAATACCCCGCCGAGCTGCCGGACGGCGTTCTGGTGCTGACCTGCGGCGTTGATACGCAGGATGACCGCCTCGAATATGAGGTCGTGGGCCACGGACACTTCGGGGAGAAGTGGGGCATAAAGAAGGGTATCATCATGGGCAGGCCGGACACCGATGAGGTCTGGAACGCTCTGGATCAGATGATCGACCATCCCTATGAGTTCGCCAACGGCGTCAAGCTGAAGATCAGCACGACCTTCGTGGACAGCGGCGGTCACTACACCCAGGACGTTTACGCCCGCTGCCGTGATCGTGTCTACCGGAAGGTGTTCGCCATCAAGGGCAGAGGCGGAGACGGAGTGCCCTATACCGCCCCGCCGAAGAAGACCAACATCGTGGTCAAGGGCAAATACGTCGGTCAGTGCTGGCTCTACACCCTCGGCGTCGATGCCGGGAAACAGGCCATCATGGACAGTATGCGCGTGAAGGAGCCCGGCGCGAAATACTACCACTTCCCGAGGCGGGACGATTACGGGAACGCCTTTTTCACCGGCCTGCTCTCCGAGCACCTGGTCTATAAGCAGGGACGGAAGCAGCCGTGGGTATGGGAGAAGATACCGGGCCATGAGCGAAACGAAGCTCTCGACTGCCGGAACTACGCCAACGCCGCGTTCAAGGCGCTGGCCGTCAATCTGGATGAGGTGGAGAAGAAGCTGAAAGGCATCGGCAAGACCGGAGAGCCGGTCAAGGCTCCGTCCGTAAAAGCAGCGGAGAAACCGCGCCGGAAGAAATCGGGCGGGAAAAACTACTATGACAGCTGGTGAGGTGGAATATGGCAAGCAAGACGATCATTCAGCAGCGCCTGACCTACTGGACGGGCGTTTACGAAAAGCTCCAGGATGCCTATGTGAAGCTGGTGGAGGGCGGTGTAAAGAGCTACACCATCGATGACCGTCAGCTTACGCGCTTCGACATCCCGGACCTGCTGGAGCAGATGGAAACGGTCGAGGAGAAGATCGATGAGCTGACCGCCGCTCTGGAGGGCAAGCAGCCCCGGAAGGCGTTCGGCATCATTCCCCGCGACTGGTGACCATTTTCGTGAGGTCACGAAAATGATACCGGGTAATCGCTCCGGCTCCGCACCGGGGCTTTACCAGCGGTGTCCCGTGGAGTTTGCGCTCCTTTCGCCACGGGATGCCGCTTTTATAATTCGACACAGGAGGTGACGGAGTTGAGCAAGAAACACAACGCCCCGCAGGCCAACGGCTACAGCGAGGCCGGAGCAAGCATCACGCGGAGGGCGCTGAAAGGCTTCACGCCGGAATCTTCCTCTCCGAACGAGGATATCATCCGCAACATCGACCTGCTGCGAAAGCGCAGCAGGCTGCTTTATATGTCCTCTCCGGTGGCCACCAGCGCCATCAACACCAACCGGAGCAAGGTGATCGGCACCGGCCTGGGGCTGAAAGCCACCGTCAACCGGGACGTGCTGGGCCTATCTCCGGAGGCGGCGAAGGACTGGCAGAGCCGGACGGAAGCGGAGTTCGCACTGTGGGCGAACAAGCCCCGGAACTGCGACGCCATCGGAAAGAGCAGCTTCGCCGATATGCAGCAGCTGGCGCTGAAAAGCTGGCTGATGTCCGGCGACTGCTTCATCCTTCTGAAACGGAAGCCGGCAGAGCCGCAGAATCCCTACTCCCTCCGGCTGCACATCATCGAGGCTGACCGCGTGTGCACCCCGGACGAGTTCGGCGGCAGGAGCGTGGCCGGATTCATTGAGGGTACCGTTCCGGAGGGAAAGCCCGGCGCCGGACACAGCGTCTTTGACGGCGTGGAGATCAACAGCGACGGTCTGGTGGAGGCCTACTATGTGGCCAACCGCTACCCGCGGGAGATCAGTTCCAAGCCCATCGTGTGGCAGCGCGTCCTTGCGTGGGGTGAGAAGACCGGCATCGCGAACATCCTGCACATCATGGACAGTGAGCGCCCCGATCAGTACCGCGGCGTCCCGTACCTGGCGCAGATCATCGAGCCGCTGCTCCAGTCCAGACGGTACACGGAATCCGAGCTCATGGCCGCGCTGGTGCAGAGCTTCTTCACCGCGTGGATCCAGACGGAGACGTCCCCCATGGACATCCCCATGAACGAGGTGGGCGCGGGAGAGGTCGCCGGCGAGGAGCTGGACGATGACGTGTCCGACAGCGAGAACGAGTACGAAATGGGGCCCGGCACGGTGCTCCACCTGAAGGACAATGAGAAGGTCGATTTCGGCAACCCGAACATCCCGACAGCCGGCTTTGAGACCTTCATGAAGACCATGTTCCGCATGATGGGTGCGGCACTGGAAATGCCCTACGACGTGCTCATCAAGGAGTACAACAGCTCCTATTCCAGCGCGAGAGCCGCCGTGCAGGACGCATGGGAGGCGTTCCGGACGCGCCGGAGCTGGTTCGTCAACGATATGTGCCAGCCGGTCTATGAAGCGTGGCTGGCCGAAGCCGTTGCCCTGGGCCGCATCAAGGCTCCGGGCTTTTTTGATGATCCGCTGCTCCGGGCCGCGTGGTGCGGGGCACGGTGGATCGGACCCGCCCAGGGAATCCTTGATCCGCTGAAAGAAGCCAGAGCCGCCATTCTGCTGATCGACCACGGCATCAAGACCCACGCACAGGTCACCATGGAAATGACCGGAGGCGACTGGGAGGAGAACGTCGAGGCGCTGGCCAAGGAGAACGAGCTTCTGGCCAAGGCCGGAGGCGGCACCATCGCGGCAATGCAGACAGGCGGCGGCGAGGGTGACGAATGAAAGAGAGGTACAGACTATGCCGAAAAACGTAAACATCAGGAAGCCGGTCTACGCCATGGCCACCACGGACGGCCAGAGCGCGGAGATCACCATGTACGGCGATATCTACGAGCAGCAGCCCACCGACTGGTGGGGTGATCCCGTCGAAGGACAGTTCATTCTGCTCAGCGAGTTCCTGGAAGACCTGAAGCGCATCGAGGGCTGCAAGGACATCACCATCCGCATGAACTCCTACGGCGGGGATGCCGGCGTCTCCCTCACCATCCACAACCGTCTGCGGGAGCTGGCCAGAAACGGCACGAAGCTCACCTGCATCGTGGACGGCGTGGCCATGTCGGGCGGCAGCATCATCATGTGCGCCTGTGATACCGTCAAGGCCAATCCCGGGAGCCTCATCATGATCCATAAGTGCTGGACGCTGATGATCGGCGGCTACAACGCCGACGATCTGCGGCAGGCTGCGGAGCAGAACGACGCCTGGGACAAGATGCAGAGCGAGGTCTACCAGCGCAAGACCGGGCTCAGCAACACGGTCATCATGCACATGATGGCGGACACCACCTACATGACCGGGCGCGAGGCCAAGGACAAGGGCTTCGTGGATGAGGTCCTGGAGGACGAGCCCACGCCCATCGCGGCCAGCGCGGACGGCAGAAACCTGTTCGTCCACGGCCGCACCATTCACCTGACTGCCGGGATGTTCGCTCCCGACAGTATCCCCACGGTCACATCCGAGGCTCCGGCCCCGGCTGAGGCAAATACAGAAACGCCGGAGGATGGCACCGGCAGTGAAGAAGGAGGAAACTCTATGACCATCGAAGAGCTCCGGGCGCAGTACCCGGAAGAGATCGCCCAGGTGGAGGCCGAGGCCAGAGCTGCCGTTGACACCACCGAAGCGGTCAATGCCGCCGTGCAGGCGGAGCGCACCAGAATGTCCGAGATCGACGAGATCGCCGGCCTGTTCGCCCCCGATCTGGTCCGCGAGGCCAAGTACGGTGACACGTCCTGCAGCGCGGCTGAGATGTCCCTGAGAGCCGCCCGGAACGCGGCAGCGCAGGGCAGCAGATTCCTGGCGGACGCGAATGCCGACGCCAACGCCTCCGGCACCAACGCCGTGGGCGCTGATCCCGTCCAGGGCACCCCCGAGGGTGAGCCCGAGGACACCACCCCCAAGGCCCGCATGGAAAGAGCCCGGGCCGAAATCAAGGAGATTTTCAAGAAGGAGGACAAGTGAAATGGCGAAGAATCTCTATTCCAAGCTCGGCGACGTTGAGTACGACGGTCTGATCACCGACGTGCTGCCCGAAGTTATCAAGAGGGCCGTCACCATCCGCAAGCTGGGCACCGCCGCCACGCTGGTCCGCGGCACCATCCTGGCCAAGAGCTCCGGCAGCGCCGGTGACGGCAAGATGGTCGTGCTCGGCAACACCGCCGCCAGCAACGAAACCCTGACCGCCGACTGCATCCTGTGCGATGACGTGAAGGTCGGAACCGCCGCCGACGTGATCGCCACCGTCTACGTCGCTGGCTGCTTCGACAAGTCCAAGTGCACGGTCAAGTCCGGCTACACCATCTCGGAGGACGATCTCGACGTGCTGCGTGAGCGCGGCATCCTGTTCAAGACCGCCTCCGCGGCACTCTGATGAAGGAGGTATAACACAATGCCTGCTACTCTTAACTTCCTGGACACCTATGTCCTCTCCGCCATCACGGAGGAAATCGTGCCCCGCAGGGGCTTCTTCAAGGACCGCTATTTCCCCACCGGTGCCGGCGACATCTTTGCCGCTGACAAGGTGCTCACCGAGTACCGCAAGGGCGATCGGAAGATGGCTGCGTTCGTCGCGCCCCGCATCGGCGACATCCCCATGGATCGCCGGGGCTACGCCATCCATGAGTACCAGCCCGCCTACATCGCGCCGTCCCGCATGCTCACCCTCGATGAGCTGAACAAGCGCGGCTTCGGCGAGGCGCTGTACTCCCAGTCCACCCCCGCCCGGCGCGCCGCGGCCCTGCTCCGCGACGACCTGACCGACATGGAGCGCCGCATCGCTCTCCGCGAGGAGTGGATGTGCGCCCAGGTCATGATCAACAACGCCTGCACCATGCAGACCTATGTTGACGCCTCCACCCAGGGCGAGGTCGAGTACATCCAGTTCTACGACCTCAGCTCCGACCACACCTACATCATCGCCTCCGGCTATGAGTGGGACACCGCCAACGGCAACATGCGCGGCGACATCATCGCCATGTGCCGCATGCTCTCCAAGCGCGGCCTGACCGCTGCCGACCTCGTTCTCGGCACCGATGCTGCCGAAGTTCTCCTGAAGGACACCGAGCTGCGCAAGATGCTGGAGACCACCAGCAACATCACTGTCGGCGCCATCAACGAGCAGCTGACCGGCTACGAGGGCGTGGTCTACATGGGCCAGCTCAACTTCGGCGGCTTCCGTCTCAACGTCTTCTGCGTCGATGAGACCTACACCGATGACAGCAACCAGGAGGCCACCATGTTCCCGTCCAAGTCCGCCATGGTCACCGCCCCCGGCTGCGGCCACATGATGTATGGCCAGATCACCCAGATCGACTTCGGCTCCACCGACTACACCACCTATGTGGCGAAGCGCGTGCCCAAGCTGGTCGTGGATCAGAACAACGACACCCGCAAGCTCCGTCTTGCGACCCGTCCTCTGGCCGCGCCCAAGGCGTACTGCCCGTACATCTACGCCGGTAACGCCGTTTCCTGATCAGAAGGACAGAAAGGAGCATTTCCATGAAGATCATCATCAAGAGCGGAGGCTACGGCCTGCACACCAACGGCGGCGTGAAGCTGGTGCTCCGCGGCTCCATGATCGACGTCCCGGAGGACGAGGCGAAACGCCTTGCTGCCCTCGGGGTCGCCGAGCTTGTGGAAGCGGCCGAGGAAGCGGTTATAACCGCCCATGAGGACGATCCCGAGGCGGAGCCCGGTATCGACCCGGCTGAATACGCCCCCGTCGTGGAGGGCGACGGAGACGCTTACCCGGACCCCTACACGGAGGACGGGCTGATGCTCAAAACCAACAAGGAGCTGGAGGCTATCATCACCGATCTTGGCCTTGACCTGCCGAAGAAGGCGAACAAGGCCGCTCTGGTGAAGCTGATCATGGAATACTACTCCATCGACGGCGAAGCGCCGCCTGAGCTGGGAGCGGAGGTGCCGGAGGTATGACCCTGAAAGACGTGATCGCCGCCGACGTGCATGACGTGTTTCTGAACCTGGAAGAGTTCGCTGAAAAGCGGACGGTCATCTACGACGGCGAGACCTATACGGACATCCCCATCGTGCTGACCGGACTTAAGGAGAAGGACCGCAGGCAGATCGTGAGCGACCACGCCCAAGGCCTTTATCTCGTCACTTCCGTCCTGCACTGCGCCCTGTCCGATCTCGGCGGCAACCAGCCGGAGAAAGGCACCCGCATCAAGATCAACGATGCGGAGGGCGGCAAGGGCTTCTTCCGGGAGTTCTATATCGCGCAGAGCGTCGTGGAGATGGGCATGATCCGCTGTGAGCTGGAGGGCATCGACGAATGAGAATCAGCATCGACGAGGCCAACCAGGGAACGATCCAGCGCCTCAACAAGATTCTTGCGGGGATCCCCGGAGGAGCGTACAAGGCAGCGTACAACGCCATGAAACGCGCCGGGGACACCGCGAAGACCAAGGCGGGGCAGTTTGCCGCCGCAGAATATACCATCAGCAAATCCACCTTCATGAGCAACGTGACGGAGAAGACGCAGATCTCCGGAGGGAACAGCATGGGCGGCGTCGCGTCGTTGAGCATTTCCTTCGCCGGAACCGTCCTCCCGCTGCTGAGCTTCAACACCCGCTATTCCAGAGACGGAGCCATCACCACCCAGGTCAAGCGGAACGGTGGAGCGGCAACGCTCCAGCATGCCTTCGCCGCGAAGGTCTACGGCCCCATCGCCGTCTTTGAGCGCGTGGGCGCTCCCCGGTTCCCCGTGGAGCAGAAGTTCGGCCCGTCCACCGGACACATGATGCAGAACGAGAAGGTGGTCGAACAGATGGACAAGACGATACAGGAGACCTTCGAGCAGAGAGCGGAGCATGAGATCCTCCGTCTGCTCAACGGCTGGGGAGGCTGAGTATGGCACAGATTGATTTTGCGTCCGGGCGCGTGGAGTTCATGCAGGCGCTGAAAACCTTTACGGAGACAGCGATCAGTGAGCTCATCATGCCGGTGCGCATGCAGAAGGGCGACGAGGAGCAGAGCTACCGCGCCGCCGACGTGTACCTCATGCGCCTGCCCGATTCCACCTCGGCCACCAAGAAGGCCCCCTACGTCCTGCACCAGCTGATCACCGCCAAGGACGAGCAGCCCTCCGGGCAGAACCCGAAGGCAAGCGCCGTCGTGAGAAGCATCTGCTGCGTGTATTCGGATGACGAGCAGGAAGGCAGTCTGATGCTCCTGAATCTGATGGAGCGGATCCGGATCGCGCTGCTCCGCACAACTATCATCGGCAACCGCTATCAGCTGGACATGGAAGCCGGCGTGGAGTGCCTTGTCTATCCCGATGACACGGCGCCCTATTTCGTCGGCGAGATGGTCACCAACTGGAAGCTGCCATCTATCGAAAGAGAGGTACGCCAATGGCTGTGAAATCCCCCAAGGCGGACAAGCCTACCGCTGGCTTCTCCGTCTATCTCGGCCCGAGTCTGGCGGGCGTAATCCAGACGATGACCATTTTCCCCGCTGGCAGGGATGAAGCCCTGAAGCTGCCCGAGCTGGCGTTTGCCGTGGAGAAGAAGCCCGGCATCGCCGATCTGGTGGTGGACGGCAACACGCTGCCGGAGGACCGCATCAAAGTCAAGACGCCCGGAGAGGAACTGTACAAGAAGTACCGCGCTCTCCGGAAGAAGTAAGAAGGAGGAATACCTACTATGGCAAATCATGGCGTCTTTGTTACCGAAGCCGCGACGGGTGTGGCCACCCCCAACCAGGCGACTTCCGGTATTCCCTTTGTGATCGGCGTCGCGCCCCTGTCCCTCGCGGACAATCCGGCGACTGCGCTGACCCCCGTGCTGGCCACCTCTTTCGCCGAGGCTGAAGACCAGCTCGGCTATTCCGACAACTGGATCGACTACGGCATCAGCGAGTTCATGTACTCGCACTTCAAGCTGTGCGCCCAGCAGCCGGTGATTTTCCTGCCCCTCACGGAGACCATCGCCAACCAGAAGTTCTCCGGCACCGGCAGCCTGAAGGAGTTCACCATCACCGCCAAGCCGGAGACCGTCCAGAAGGTCACCGTGGGCGCTGCTGAGGTGGAGATCGCCTCCTACGACAAGAGCACCGGCAAGGTCACCCTGGTCAACGCCCCCGCGTCCGGCACGGACAACGTGACCGCCTACTACCTGACCCGCCCGTCTGCTGCCGACGCCGCCGCCGCGGTCGAGAAGATCGATCTCTGCATGGCCATGTTCGGCATCATCCCGGACCTGATCGTCGCCCCGGGCTTCTCCGAGAGCTCCACCGTCGCCGCCGCCATGGCTGCGAAGGCCGGCGCGATCAACGGCATCTTCAAGGGCCGCGCCATCGTGGACATCGACAGCGTGACCAACGCCACCTACGCCGCGGCCGTCACCGCGAAGAACAACGGCAGCTTCGATGAGACCGAGATCATCTGCTGGCCCTGCGGCAAGCTGGGCAGCATGATCTTCCACGGCTCCACGCTGGAGGCCGGGCGCATCGCCATGACGGACACCGCCAACAGCGGCGTTCCCTACGAGAGCCCGTCCAACAAGGTGGTCAGCATGGACAGCCTCTGCACCAGCGAGGGCACCGAGATCATCCTTACGCTGGCTCAGGCCAACATCCTCAACGCTGCGGGCATCAACACCTTCCTGAACTTCATCGGCGGCTGGAAGGCCTGGGGCAACGTCACGGGCTGCTATCCCGCCAACACCGATGTGAAGGATTACCTGATCCCCGTCGCCCGGATGTTCGACTGGGTGGGCAACAGCCTGATCAAGACCTTCTGGGGCAAGCTGGACAACCCCATGAACCGCCGCCTGATCGACACCATCCTCGACAGCTGCAACATCTGGCTCAACGGTCTGGTGGGCCGCGGCTACCTGCTGGGCGCCCGCGTGGAGATGCTGGATGCGGAGAACCCGCTGACCGACCTCATGGCCGGGAAGATCACCCTCCACGTCTATCTGACCCCGCCTTCTCCCGCGCAGGAGATCGACTTCGTTCTGGAATACGACGCCTCCTATGTGGAGAGCGCCCTTTCCGCGTAAAGGAGGACAATGAATCATGGATCAGAGCAACATCAATTTTGCCATCTACGAGGACGGCACCGAGTACCTGGGCATGGCCTCTGTCGGCATGCCCACTCTGAGCAACCTCGTCCAGAGCATCAACGGCGCCGGCATCGCCGGCAACGTGGAGGCGATCATCAAGGGCCATGTGGACACCATGACCCTGACGCTCAACTTCCGCACCACCACCCCCGCCAGCGTCCGTCTGAGCGAGGTGCGCCGCCACACCATCGACCTGCGCGTCGCGCAGCAGAACGAGGACCCCGTTGACAACGACATCACCGCTCAGCCGGAGAAGCATGTCATGGTGGTCATCCCCAAGACCCACAACGTGGGCAGCATCGCCCCGGCCTCTCCGTCCAACGGCACCGGCGAGTACGCCGTCCGCTACTGGGCGACCTGGATCAACGGCCAGAAGGTCCGCGAGATCGACCCGATGAACTTCATCTATGTGGTCGATGGCGTGGATTACCTCGCCGACGTCCGCAAGGCCCTGGGCAAGTGAGCATCAACCGGGCGGGAGGCAAACGTCTCCCGCCCAATTCATGAAAGGAGCATAACATGAACGAGGAAATCAAAGCGCCCGTCATCGACGAGGAAGAGTATGAGGCTGCGGTCAAAGAGGCCGAGAACAGCCAGGACACCTACACCCACGTTTTCCCTAAGCCCTTCACCTTTGAGGGTGAGAGCTTCGATTCCCTGACCTTCGACTTCGGGAAACTGACCGCTGCCGATTCTCTTGCGATCGAGGCGGAAATGGCCTCCCTCGGTCAGCCCACGATCATCCCGGAGTTCTCCGGAGACTTCCTCATCCGTATGGCAATGAGGGCCTGCACGGACCGCCGCTCGGACGGCCGGAAGCTCGGCTTCGACGCCTTCCGCACTCTCCCCATGGCGGCGTATGTCCGCATCCGCGGTAAAGCGCGTTCTTTTTTGCTTCGTGCGGAGTAGTGACCGGCGACGGTGGACGCTGGCTCCGCAAGCAGTGCCTCATCATGGCGCGTAACAATAACACACCGATTACCTACTTCCTCTCCTGCACTTTCCGGGAGCTTTCGGCCTGGGTACAGACCAACAACGAGATCGTGAGGGAGAGTAAAAAATCCTGAAAGGAGGGCTGATATATGGCTTCGAGGCGAGAGTATGAGATGCTGTTCTCTCTGAACGCTCAGCTGGGAGGCAATTTCACCGGCACGTTCAGCAAGGCGCAGCAGCAGCTTCTCTCCATGCAGAAGGACATCCAGGCGCTGAACAAGACGCAGTCCGATATATCGGCCTACCAGAAGCAGCAGCAGGCTGTCGAGGGTACGCAGAAGAAGCTCGAAGTCCTCCAGCAGCAGTACGACAACATCCAGCGGGAAATCCAGGAGACGGGCGGCTTCTCCTCCGAGCTGGAAAACAAGCTGCTGGCCAAACAGCAGCAGATCGACAAGACCTCCGCCTCTCTGGACCGCCAGACGCAGAAGCTCGACCAGATGGGAACGGCCCTCCGGGATGCCGGAGTGGATACAGGCAATCTGGAAAAGGAATCCGAGCGGCTGGCCGCAGAAATGGCCGACCTCAAAAAGAAAGAGGAAGACGCCGCAGAGGGCGCGGACAGCTTCGGGAAGAAGACCGGCGACGCATTCAGCGCCGCCAGCGCCGCGATCACCGCAGCCGGTATCGGCGTAGCCTTGAAAGAGATCTACGAGGGGTACAAGCAGTGTATCTCCATCGCCGGTGATTTTGAGGCCTCCATGTCCAACGTGGAGGCCCTATCCGGCGCTTCTGCCGAGGAGCTGGCGCAGCTCTCCGCGATGGCGAAGGAGCTGGGCGCTACCACCAAATTCACCGCCAAGGAGAGCGCCGACGCCATGGGCTACATGGCGATGGCGGGCTGGTCTGCCGAGCAGATGCTCGAAGGTATGCCTGGCGTGCTCTCCCTTGCCGCAGCAGCCGGTGAAGACCTCGCCACCGTGTCTGATATTGTCACGGATTCCATGACCGCATTCGGCCTCAGCGCGGCCGACACGAGCAGATACGCCGATGTGCTGGCCGCTACCGCAGCCAACGCGAACACCTCTGTCGGCGTCATGGGCGAGACCTTCAAGTACGCTGCGCCTGTCGCCGGAGCCCTGGGATACTCCATCGAGGACGTCTCCACCGCCATCGGACTGATGGCCAACGCCGGCATCAAGGGCAGCAACGCAGGCACCGCGCTTCGCAATGTGTTCAACGGACTGCTGGAGGGCGTGACCCTGACGGGCGAGGCCTTCGGCGAATGCACCGTCTCCGCGGTGCAGGCAGACGGCACCATGGCCGACTTCTCCGACACCATCGAGGAGCTGCGCGGCTACTTCAATCAGATGACCGAGGCCGAGCGCGTGAACAACGCTATGGCCATTGCCGGACAGCGCGGCTATGCCGGTCTGCTGTCCATTCTGAACGCCAGCGAGGAGGACTACGCCAAGCTGACGAACAGCATCAACAACTGCACCGGAGCGGCGCAGCGGATGGCCGATATCAAGATGGACAACATGGTCGGCCAGGTCACGCTGATGAACTCCGCGTGGGAGGCCGTGCAGACCACAATCGGGGAACAGTTCACCCCGATCCTGTCCAAGCTGTACGGCTTCGCCGCAAAGGTACTCGGCGCAATCAATACCTTCCTCCAGAAGAACCCCGGGCTGATCAAAGGCATCACCGCCGCGGTGGGCGTAATCGCTCTGGTCGTGGGAGGCCTCGCGGCCTACACCGCAGCGGCGAAACTCGCCGCCATCGCCAGCGCTGCGCTCTCTGCCGCCATCCCCGGGCTGAATATCATCCTCGCCATCACTGCCGGCGTCGCCGCGCTGACGGGCGTGATCGTCGCACTGGCCAGTGCGCAGAAATCGGAGGAGGCTGAGGTCCGAGGGCTGACGGAATCCTCCCGTGAGCAGTATTTCCAGCTACAGGAGCTCAAGCAGGAATACCAGGAGGTCAGCGACACCTACGGCGAATCCTCCGAGAGAGCCCGTTACCTGGCGTGGCGCATCGACGACCTGTCCGAAAGCTATGAGGCCGGCAAGAAAAGCCTTGAGGACTACATCCAGGAGTGCAAGGACCTCAACGACACTCTTAATGAAGACCTGAGCGGGATCAGGGATTCTCTTTCCGGGATTGACCGGAACGAGGAAACCACCCTCGCCTTGGTCCATCGGCTTCAGGAGCTTGCGGCTCAGACCGATCAGACGGTCGAGACGCAGGAGGAAATGAAGGCCATCATCAAGGAGCTGAACGAGGTCGTTCCCGACCTTGCTCTGAACTACGAAGATGTGGTCAGCGGCGTCACCGATTACGGCGAGGCTCTGGAGGCAACTGTCCGGGCGCAGGCCGCTATGGAGCGGTATCAGGCTGCGCAGGAGGGCATGGTCAAGGCCTATAACGACCAGTACCAGGCCCAGCAGAAGCTGGAAGAGATCGCGGAAGAACGCGCCGCAGCGCAGGAGCGCTACAATCAGGCAGAGCAGGCGTACCTCGAATACTTTGCCATGGTCACCCGCTACGACACCACGGGCGGGGCGGCTATAGCCACTTTGTTCTCCACGCAGAAGAAAGAGGTTGACGCGGCCAAGGAAGCGCTCGACGAATACAACGAGCAGTGGGACAGCTATTCTGCCACCGTGCAGGAAGCGACCGACATCTACAACGAGTGCAAAAATGCACTTGTCGATTACATGGAGGAGACCTCCGCCAGCGTCAACGCGAACGCTGCCGTTGCGGAAACGATCGGCACCGTCATCGAGCAGGTGGAGCTTCTCACCGCAGCATACAAGGAAGCCTACGACGCGGCCTATTCCAGCATCACCGGCCAGTACGAGCTTTGGGATGAAGCCGGAGAGGTCACGGCCAAGAAGATCGAGGACATCAACAAGGCACTCGAAACGCAGATCGAGCACTGGAACGCCTACAACGACAACCTTTCGTCCCTCCGGGCGAGGGCCGGAGAGATCGAAGGCCTGAGCGACGTGATCGCGTCCTTCGCCGATGGCTCGGATGATTCCGTTGCGGCGATCGCCGGCATGGCCTCCGCTTCGGATGAAGAACTGAAGAAGATGGTGAAGCAGTGGCAGGATCTGCAGAATACGCAGGCCGAAACCTCTGACACCATCGTCGAGTTCAAGACCGACTTCACCGAGCAGATGGCTCAGCTCACGGAGGACATTCGCGCCGACATCGACGAGCTGGACGTCAGCGCCGAGGCGGCGGCAAACGGAAAGGCAACCATCCAGGCATTCATTGACGCAGCAGCAGAAATGGAGCCTCGTGTCCGGTCCGCGTATGCGAAGCTGGGCGCCTATGCCTCCGCTGCGCTGAGCAACGCTTCCGGAAATTACAACAATCCCGTCAACACCCACGGCTGGTACTCCAACGCCTACGCATCCGGCACGGACAGCGCCGCTCCCGGCCTCGCCCTTGTGGGCGAGGAAGGGCCGGAGCTTATCATGCTCCGCGGCGGGGAAAAGATTCTCAATGCCGAGGAAACGAAGGAGCTGCAGCGCGAATACGTCAGCATCGCTCCGGCGTTCCTCGAATACCTCCACGCTTACGCCGAGGGGACAAGGAACGCCGCTCCCGGCCTCGCCCTTGTGGGCGAAACCGGAGCGGAGGCGGTCATCACACCTCGCGTCATCCCCGCGGAGGAAGCGATCTATGATCCTCCGGCGCGGGAAGCCAGCGGCGGCGGTATCGTCGTGACCTTCTCCCCGGTTTACAACATCAACGGCGACATGAATCCGGAGGAGCTGGAAACGGTGCTCCGGGAGCATGACGAAGATCTGAAGGAGCAGCTGGAGGAGCTGCTTGAAGAAATTGAGGCTGACAGGGCAAGGAGGGCGTACAGATGAGCACCTACACCACGAAACAGGGTGACACCTGGGACGGCATCGCCTACGCCCAGATGGGCAGCAATGGCTACACAAAAGACCTGATGTGGGCCAATCAGAAGTATCTGGACTATTACACCTTCCCTGCGGGAATCGTCCTGACCCTGCCTGAGCAGAGCGTGGCCGTCGAAAGCACCGCGCCTCCGTGGAAGCAGGTGAACGGATGAGTGACGTCAACATGGCGCGGAGAGCGGAGCTGGAGGTCTGCTTCGACGGTGTGGACATCACCGCCTCGATGAAGCCCTATCTGCTCTCCCTGACCTATACCGACCGGGAAGAAGATGACGCGGACGATCTGGTGATCAAGCTCCAGGACAGCTCGTCCATCTGGATGAAGAGCTGGCTGAACTGGGCAGTGGACGCTTCGTCTTCTCCCGCCGCGCCGGAGCAGACGTCGATCACCGCCGTCTACAAGGTCACTCCGGCAATTGGCCTCAATGTCCGCTCCGGCCCTGGCACGAACTACAACAAGCTCGGCGCTCTGGTCTGCGGTACGGAGATCGTGGTCGAGGGCTTCAACAACGGCTGGGCGCAGATCACCTACAACGGCAAGACCGCCTATGTCAGCGCCACCTACATCCAGCAGGTCGGCGAAGCCACCGAAAAGACCAGCGCCGCCAGCCGGGGCATGACCATCCAGGCGATCATCGCCCGGAGGAACTGGCGCGGAGGCGGCGGGGATGATGTTCTGGACACCGGCCTGTTTGAGCTGGACAGCGTGAGCTGCGACGGCCCGCCCTCCACCGTGACCATCAAGGCCACGGGTCTGCCCTTCACCGCCGCCATCCGGCAGACGAAGAAAAGCAGGGCGTGGGAGGAATACAACCTCACCGGCATCGCCGGGGAGCTGGCCACCACCAACGGCATGACCTGTATGTACCTCGCTAAGCCCGACCCGTTCTATCAGAGGGTCGAGCAGTATCAGGTCAGCGACATCGAATTTCTGAAACAGCTCTGCCACGACGCAGGGCTTTCCCTCAAAGCGACCAACAAGGCAATCGTGATCTTCGAGCAGGCCGATTATGAGGCCAAGAACGCGGTTATAACCGTCAAGAGAGGCGGCGGACTGTACACCAAGTACAAACTCTCCATGAGCACCGCGGACACGCAGTACGCCTCCTGTCGCGTCTATTACGACGATCCGGCAACCGGCAAATGCATCGAGGGCACGGCCTACTGCGAGGACTACGACAGCAGCAAAGACACCAATCAGCAGCTCGTTCTCTGCCGGAAGGTGGGGAGCATCGGAGAGGCGCAGACGCTGGCCGAAAAGAATCTCCGGCTGCACAACAAATTCGCCCGGACCGTCCAGCTCACCATGACGGGAGACACCCGGCTCCTCGCCGGCGTGAATATCCAGATGGAGGACTGGGGCGGTTGGGACGGCAAGTACATCATCACCCAGGCGAAGCACTCCGTGGGATCCGGCGGCTACACCACGGTCATCAACGCCCGGCGCGTTCTGGAGGGATACTGATGGACTATGAGAAAATCCTGTCCGGCCTGGTGCGTGTCGGGACCGTGACGGACGTGGACAGCGTGAAGCGGCTTGCCCGGGTGAAGTTCCAGGGCGAGGGCTTCACGTCCGGCTGGCTCCATGTGCTTCAGCACAGCGGAGCTGAGGTCTACGTCGAGCCCGATGGAAAGCACACGCATTCCATCAGCGACACATACACAGGCGGCGGCTCCGCGAGTACGGAGCCGGATCACGACCATTCGCCGGGTACAAAGGTGACGGTCTGGATGCCGAAGGTGAACGATAAGGTCCTTGTGATCTACCTTCCGGTATTCAATGCTGACGGCTTCATTTTGGGAGGGATCGGATAATGGTACTCGGAGCATTGGGGGATATCGTCTTCCAGGTGTCGGATGATACCGTCAAGACCCTCAACAACCTGAGCTGGGGCGGCTCGGCAAACTACGCCACGCATAAGCGCCACGGCTACCACGCCATGACCGAATACACCGGCATGGGTGCAGACACCATCAGCTTCGACATGATCCTCTCGGCATACCTCGGCGTCAATCCGCAGGCCGAGATATCCAAGCTCTTTGGCTACGAGCGGAACGGCACGGCGCTCTCCTTTGTGCTTGGGAACAAGGCCTATGGGAAATACCGATGGGTCATCACGAAGCATTCCATGAAATCGCAGTATTTCGACGGCGACGGCAGCATCACGCAGTGCAAGGTCACCGTCAACCTGCAAGAGTACATCTACTGGTAAGGAGGCGGCTGTATGTCCTATACCGTAACTGCCTCGCGGAAGATCCGGCTGAACGAGCCGGACCGCATTGAATCGATTCTGCAGAACATCTCCATCATCCTCCGGACATGGCGCGGGGATGTTCCGCTTTATCGGGAATTCGGCTTGCCCATGGCGTTCCTGGACAGACCGATGAACACAGCGGCCCCTACGCTTATTGTGGAGATCAGAGAGGCCATCCAGCGGTACGAGCCGAGGGCAGAATTCGTCTCTGCCAGATTTACGCAGGACCCCTCCGGGATCCTGTCCCCGGAAGTGGAGGTGAACATTATCGATGAGTAGAAACACGGAATATGAGATCATCCCGACCGACACCACGCAGATGGTGGATCAGATGATCGCGGACTATGAGGCCATGACCGGCGAGACCGTCCGGCCTGCCAGCCCGGAGAAGCTCATGATCCAGTGGGTCGCCTCCATCATCCACGCGGAGCGGGTGAAGGGCAACTTCGCAGCGAATCAGAATCTTCCCTCCAGAGCTATCGGGGAGAATCTGGACGCTCTCGCTGAGCTGTTCTATGCCCAGGAGCGGACACCGGCGAAGCCCGCCGTATGCACGGTGCGCTTCCATATCTCCGAGGCGCAGGATTCCGCAGTCCTCGTCCCCGCGGGAACGCGGGTGACGGACGGATCGCAGACCCTTTACTGGGAGACGCTGGAGGAAGCGTGGATCGCAATCGGTGACACATACGTTGACGCACAGGTGCGCTGCCAGATGGCCGGCACTGTCGGCAACAGCTGGGCCGCAGGAAGCCTTGATACCATCGTGGACGTGTATGACTATTACTCCGCCGTCGAAAACATCACAGAAAGCGACGGAGGGGCCGAGGAGCTTACGGACGATGAGTTCTATGAGATCCTCCGCGCGTCCATGGACAGCCTCTCCACGGCCGGGGCCAAAGGAAACTACATCTACCACGCGAAGGCGGTGTCCTCGGAGATCGCCGACGTCGTGGTGAACTCTCCCTCTGCCGGAGAAATCCGCATCTATGTCCTGGACGCGGACGGTCAGACGTGGGTGGATCCGGATGACGAGAGCAACACCAAGGTCTTCCCCGGCAAGGCGGGCAGCACGCTCAAAGGGCTGGTCAAGGCCGCCTGCAACGACGATTCCGTCCGGCCTCTGACCGATAAGGTGGTCATGTCCGATCCCGCGGAGTACGCCTACAACATCACCCTGACCTACTACATCTCCAGCCAGGCAGACCAGACCGCCACCATCGATCAGGAGGTGGCCGACACCGTTGACGCCTATATCCGCTGGCAGCAGGGCAAGCTCGGCAGAGACATCAATCCGTCGAAGCTGATCTCCATGCTGATGGGGATCTCCGGCATCAAGCGCGTGGACGTCACCGCGCCGGTCTATCACGCTCTGCAGGACGGCGACCTGAGCCTCTATGAGACTAATCCTGTCATCCTGGCCGACACCATCCCATACATCGGCAAGGTGGGCACCATCAGCCTGACGAATGGAGGCCCGGAAGATGAGTGATCACGGCTACACCGAAGCGAACTTCCTCATGCAGCTGCCGAGGGTGCTGGCTGAAGATGAGCGGATGTACGCGCTGGCCACTGCCATCGCGAGGGCGCTCATGACACACCTGGCCGACCTTCGGGATGAGGAGATCTACACCCGCGTCGATGAGCTGCCGGAAGCCTTGCTGGACATCCTGGCCTATGACTTCAAAATCGACTGGTACGATTACGACTATCCCGTCGAGGCGAAGCGCAACCTGTTCAAGACCAACTACTACGTCCACCGTCACCTTGGCACGGTGGGCGCGGTGAAAGAGGCCATCTGCGCACTCTACCCGCGCTCCGGCATTCTGGAATGGTTCGACTATGAAGGCGATCCCTACCACTTCATCGTGGCATTGGAATCCGGCTTCCCGGTTATCCCGGTCTCCAATACGGATGTGCTGAAAGCGGTCTACACCTACAAATCCCTCCGGAGCCATCTGGATGCCATCGTCTACCGGACCACGACCATCGTTGGTATCGGGCTTTCGACCGGCTATGTGCATTACTGGGGCCGCATCTGCGGCACCTATCCGGACCGCGCAAGGCTGGGCGAAATCCTTGCCGCGCTGATCCAGCTCGGCACCCATCCGGAGGGCGTGGTCTACGCAAACCCCAACACCGGCGAGATCGACGCCGGAACCTTCCCGGCCAGAGCCGTGCAGGGCATGATTCTGACCGGTGACCTTGAAGTAAACACATCCTCCACGGATGCGCTTGCTTATAGCGCCCGCCTGTGCGGTACAGCGCCGGGTGGAATTTTGTGAAAGGTGGGATTATGAATGCTTGATGCCGCAGGAATTGCGGACTACCGCAGCTTCACCCAGCGCCGGATCGCCTATGCCCGGTATCGCGTCGGCAGCACTTACACCCGGGTGCCGCTCTCCAGCGTTGCCGTTCTCCCCAACGGCGTTGTCAGGGCGCAGCTCAACATCAACTCCGGTGGCAGCTCCATGACGGTCAACCGCGTGGAGCTCTGGAACTCTGCCGGTGAGCTGTTTGCTCATGAGGACGTCTCCATCACGATCAATTCGGGGCAGACCGGCATCCTGTATTGGTTCGACTTCAACATCAAGGAGGTGGCAAGCTAAATGTACGATTGGACTACCTGGCTCGACCATGTAACGAGCCCTTCCAATGTGTTCCGCATCGAAGACCAGGGCGGCGGTCTGTATAAGATCACGCTGGCCGGCGAGGTCATGCAGCAGGGCACACCGCAGGATCAGACGCGCTTCAACAACATCGAATCCGGCATCGTGGACGCTCATGCAGCAGTTGACCTTCTCATCAACTTTGCCAGACAGCTCGGCTGGACGCAGGACGATATCCTGAACTGGCTCGGCAAGGTGAACACCGTCTATGTCGGAACCGCAACGCTGACGAACTCGGAGGAGTTCCCGTTCCACACCGCTCCCCAGAGCGTCAGCATCGGCGCCACGCTGGACAACGCCTATTACGAGGTCCAGACCAAGGTGACGTCGTTCACCGGGAACGTGGGCGAGGTCGTGGTCAGCGACAAGCTCACCAATGGCTTCAAGCTCTCCTGCACCGGGAGCGCGCCGAGCGTAGCTGTTGCCTGGGTGGTCATTCCGCAGACCGCCACATTCTGACGGAGGGAGGAATAACCTATGAGCATCAGAACTGTTACCAAAGGCGGGCCCGGCAAAGCCGCATCCTATCGGGAGTTCCAGATGGATTCCACGACCGACAAGGACAACCTGCCCACGACCGTCCCGAACAGTGACGGTGAGGTTGCAGACGTTGACAGCAAGGCGTGGACCAAGGACTACCAGCATTTCTATGCGCTGGGCCTCGATAACGTCTGGCGGGAGGTGTAGCCATGGATATGCTTGCCTACATCCTTGCAAAGAAAGCCGCCTCCGGAGACGCCGCAGCTGCGGAGGCAGCGGCCAAGGCGTACTCCGACGCCGCGCAGGATGCCGACCTGTTTGATCAGAAGATCTCCTTCGGCCTGCTTCTCAACTATGTGAGGCAGCACGAGATCGAAGCTCAGTACGGCACCGTCACGCTGACGAACACGCTGGCGTTTCCGTTCAACGACAGCCAGCAGACCGTTAGTCTGGCGACGTACATGCCGGACACCCATTATGCCGTTGTCACGCAGATCAAGTCCGCGGTCGGGAACCCCGGCGAAGTGGATGTGTTCGATAAGCTGACCAACGGCTTCAAACTCAAAACCACCGGCAGCGCAAAGACTGTCGTTGTGGACTACATTGTGATTGGAGGATTCACAGAATGATTATCGTCGAGAAAAACGCCGGCACGAAGATTCCCTACGAGGTCACCGGAAAGAAGATCTGCTTTGATGATGACCTGACCATCAATCTGCAGAAGCGGCAGAAGGACGATCCGGAGCACATCGACGTGTGCTATGACAACGACGGTGAGCTGGTGATCGGTGCCGCTGCCGGCCGCGCCTATGTCGCCGAGCTCGATATCCCGCCCATCGAGTATGAGGTCGAGGGTGAGGGCGAGGAGCAGACCGTCACGCCGCTGCCCCTTGACATGGACAAGGTTACGCTCTCTCTGTGGAGCATTGACTAAGAAAGGAGAAAAGAACTATGCCTGCGAATTTTGATCTTGCTGCTCTGGCGGTGAAAGCCGTCGCCCCCGGCAATGAGATTCTTTTCGATGACAAGGGCATGCCCTCTGTCATGGTGAAGATTCCGAAGATGACCTATGCCCAGCTCGGCATGGGCAGCAGCACCGCCGTTCACCCCGCGTTCATCATCAACGGTACTGAGGTGGATGCGATCTACATCTCCAAGTACCAGAACATCGTCAAGGACAGCCGCGCCTATTCGCTGCCCGGACAGGATCCCAAGGCGACTATCACCTTCGACGCTGCGCGGCAGGCCTGCGAGGCGAAGGGTTCCGGCTGGCACATCATGACGCGCATGGAGTGGGGCCTTCTGGTCCGCTGGATGCAGAACAACGGCGTGCTTCCGAAGGGAAACAACGACTACGGCAAACACTCCAGCGAAAGCAACTACAAGGCCATTCCTTCGTGGAATGATGATCCCACCAAGTACGCAAAGCGTACCGCCACCGGCACTGGCCCGCTGACCTGGTATCACGATCAGACGCCCTCCGGGATCGCCGACCTCTGCGGCAATGTATGGGAGTGGATGGGCGGTATTCGCACCGTCAAGGGTGAGCTGCAGATCCTTGCCAACAACAACGCCGCCGATTCTGCCAAGTCCCAGGCTGCCACCTCTGCGGAGTGGAAAGCGATCAAGGCCTCTGACGGCACGCTGATCACCCCGGACGGCAGCGGCACGACCTCCGGCTCCATCAAGATGGACTGGGTGAGCTCCAAGCTGACCTACTCCACCACGATCACCGATGCCTCGCCCGGCTCTCATAGCTGCACCTTCGCCAACATCGTGTGCGACGCCTCCATCAGCGACGAGGCAAAGCTGCTGCTGGCCAACCTCGGCATGCTTCAGTACAACGGCCAGACGGAGCTCTTCTCCGTCCAGAACAACTACTTCGACAACGGGGCAGACGAGCGCTTCTTCTACTCGGGCGGCAGCTACGGCAACACGACCTGTGGGGTCGCGTCCTTCCACGGCAACTACGCCCGCTCCAACTCCAGCACGAGCATCGGCTTCCGCGCCGCTTTTGTAAACCTGCCCTCTGCCTGACTGTGACCTGATGGCCCCGCGGCAGCGGGGCCTCCGTCCTCTCACCGCGCGAAGCGCGGTCGCGCAAATTTTTTTTGGCATAACGTAATCCGTTATTTCCTACCGAATCCCCGCAGAGCCTCGCCCCCGGAGAGTATAATCAATCTACTTTTCGGGAGCGAGGGGCGGCATCATGGCAGAAGACCTGAAAATCCAGCAGAAGATCTATGACATGATGAAATACGCCTACCCGATTACGGCTCAGTTCCCGAAAAGCGAAAAGTTCACCTTGGTTGCCGACATCAAGAAACAGATGGATATCCTCATGGAG